TCGTTTTTCTTGTTTGAGAACTGACAAAACTGCATCGCGTAATCTTGTTGCCATTTCTCTATCTTCTGTACCAGCGTTTCCTCCGTCAACGTTTGCTTCGCCTGTTCCTGTGTTGACTGTGATGTTAACAGTTGTGTTGCTTGTGGCATTGTTGTTTGATGTTTCTGTTTTGTTATTGTTTTGTGTGTCGCCTTGTGCTGGAACAAATTGTTGGTCGCCAACTAGCCCGCCAGTTTGATAGCCGATTCTTCCGCCGCGATTTAATTTGCTAAAGAATGCGCTGCCGTGCCTGCGTACAGTTGATGGATTTACTACAAATTCTCCGCCAGTCAGCATTGCAGGAATGTTGTCGATGTAGCCGCCACTTTGGTATTCAATAATAACGTTGCCATTTTTATCTTTTTGAATTTTCCTAGGTTTACGATTCTCAATGGCGTCAATTAATGTAGCATCGCCTTTGAATTTGTCATGTAGACCTCTTCCTCTGTTAAGCATATTGATAATTCCTTGATTAGTATTACCCATTCTTGCACCAGGTGCTTGATTTCCATGTCCATAACCTCCCGCTGCATCAATCATTCCCTGTGACGGAGTAAAACCCGAACGGCCAGCACTTGCAGGAACATTAGGACTACCAATAATTCCAAACTTATTGGCGATTGAGTCGACCAGGCCTTGGAAAAATGACCCCATAGACTTTCTGTCTCCACCTTTTATACCTCGCTTTCTCATAGTGTCCATGATTGCCCCAGGAGTACCGCCATGCGGGCCCATTGGTGAAACTGCGCCTCGGAATTTTTCGCCAGCCAATAATCTTCTTCTTGATTCGGCCAAGGCGTTCATGTGACTACGTGCGTGTGCGGGCATTGGTTTCATCATTCCCGCTTGCTGCCCAGGCTGAAGCATACGTACAGGTGGAGCCGTTGAAGCTCCAGGTATCATATTGTACCCAGGAGCGAGTCCTGTGTTTGGTCCGCGCGCAGGCCCCATTACTGGATCTTCAAAACCAAATATTCCAGAAGTAAAGTCCATTTGGTCTTGGGTAGCAGTTGGTTTACTAAAAGCTCCTTTCGCCTTATCCACTCCAAACGCTACCGCACTGCTTACAACGGCTCCAACAATTGTTTGTACTAATTGGTCTTTTTTAGCTTGAGATGCAAATTTCTTTTGTCTTTGTTTTTCGTGATAATTTTGTATATCAGCCCTTACGTTTTGCAATATTGGGTCGTTAGCATGAGCAAAGCCACTTAATCTTGGATCTGTTATTCCTAAACGAACAGATGCGCCACCGCCACCTAGTGCGCTGCCCATACCTGCAACAGGAGGTAAAAATTCATTTTCTTCAATTATTTTATTTAAAGCACTTGATTTTACTCCTGCCGATGCAATTGGAGAAGCAAGTCTACCGCCACTCTGAAACCTTGGAGCTATGCCAAAATTTAAGCCATCAATTGCGCTTGGCCCACCCAAAGCTTTTACAGCGTTTCTGTTTAATACGTATTCGCCGTCTTCTAGTAATGCTGGATTTTTGTCACCCGTACGACCACCAGAAATGTACATTCCGTTTTGAGCTTTTATTAAACCACCTTTTTGGTTTCCGCCGAATAATCCTTTAAGAAAACCTTGGCTCTTTCCGCCTTCTGGAAATAGTGCTCCAGTTAAACTTTGAGCAATACGTTCTGACTGTATTTTGTTGATTGCACCAAAAACAGAAATGCCAAAGTCCATCATTGCATTTTTAGCAGAAGATGCGCCAGTGGTAATATTTGAAAAAGCTGTAGCAAAAGAAGAACTAAATCCAGAAGTAAAACGATTTACATTTTCCATTGCTGCCGCAGTTTCTCTAAGTTCGTCATTTAGCTGTTCAACGTCTTCGGAAAACTTCATACTATTTTCTAGTTCTCTAAAATTTTCTGCAGTTTGTTGTACGTTAATGCCTAAAGCTTTAAATTTATCATCTTGTTCAAGAATTTTATTTATATTAGTTTTAGCCACGTCAGTTTCGGCTAGTGCATCTTTAGTAAGTTTACCTTGTTCATCTACTAATCCTCTCTCAAAAAAACCAGCATGTGATATGGACCTAAGGTCAGCTCTTTGATTATCAGATATAAATCTTAAATCTTTACGCTCTATTCCCAATGCGCCAGCCTGCAAATCCTTAAGATCAGCTTTGCCTTCTGCCGCGCTTTTAAAAAATTTGTCAAGCACATCAAATTGACCAGCCTCAATATTAGATCTTATCAAATTTCTTGTCATTAACTCTCCTGCTCCTCCACCTGCAAATGAAATGTTCCCCATGTTTTGAACTAATCCAGATCCCGCGTCGCTTATAAACTCTTGTCGTTTTCTCGCTTGTTCTACCCTAACGTCTCTACGTCTTATTTCAGTAGCTTTTTTTTCTAATTCTAAACTAGAAAAAGCGCCGCTTCCCCTTTGTCTAGCTAATACTCCAGCATCACGAAGTGACACTAGATTTCTTTCTCTTGCTGTGGCAAACGCTCTCTCTTTAGCGGTGGTCATGCGTTCTAGACTTGCCCTTCTTTGCTCGTTGATTTGGCTTCTAAATATTTCGCCTTTTTGTTTTAGGGCTTCTGGTATTCCTTCTTCTGGAGAAAATGGTCCTTTCACAAGCGCTCCAAGCGTATCAACGACACTCTCATTTGCGCCCATTTTAGAAATATTCATAAAGCCACCAGAGCTACCCAGCATTGCACCTCCGAGACCACCTAACACCATGCCAGGTATACCGCCAAATCTAGAAAATCTAGTAAGTTTGGACATGGCTCCCGTTCTTTTTGCGATCGCTCTGCCAGCAGCTCCGCCAGCTTTGCCGCCCAAAAATCCTCCTGTTATACCGCCAGTTAAAGCTCCTGGTGCGCTGCCAGTAAATTCAGAAAAAGTTGGATCTAGCATGGTTCCCGCTGAGTAAGCCATAAACGCATTCATAGCTGTGTTACCTAGTCCGCCTGGTCCAATTGCAGCTCTACCTAGTAAGTCTTTTTCTGCAGCACGCATTCGTGTTGTTGCTAAAATGTCATCTCTACTTAAACCAGTTGCCATTGGGCTTGTTGGCCTTGTTAATGCTTTTGCAGTTGATGTGCCAAGTTTTTTCGCAGGTTCATCTTCTACTCCAGTGATAATAGCTTTAATTGTATCACTGTATCCCGTAGGGGTCATTGACAAAGGTGGGCGTTTAGGATCAATTCCAGGAACAGGCAACGCAAAGTTTGGCAAGTTTGCAGTTCTTAAATCTTCTCCTTTGTGCATTCTTCGCGCATCTGCAAAGTTGTTTTGTCCAATCGTGGGAGAAATAACTCCAAAGCCGCCAGGATTAAATGAACTTCTTAGTGCAGTGTTTTGAATTACTTTTGTTTTTACTTGGGATGGATTGATTCCGAGTAAGCCGCCTACTTGAAGTTTTTCTCTTTTGATTGCATCTCCTATTGGAGCAAAGTTTAAAACTTGACGGTTATACCTTAGTACCTCGTCTTGTATGTGCTGCTTTTGTTCTGGGCTAAGATTTGCTAAATTACCTTTTTTTACTTGATCTCTGCTAAGCCCAGTAAAATAGGACTCCTTGCCGAAGGCCCCGCGACCTCTGAGCCCACCTGGATTATTTATTACATAAGCGCGATATTCCTGGGCAAATCTTTCAAGCATAGCTTGTTCGAATTTTTCTAATTTTCCCTGCCTTTGAGCCTCTTCTCGAAGGCGATTTCGTAAAGCTGGATTATGGCCAGAGACTAATTGTTTTTTTATAGCGCTAGCAATAGTTGTCGCATCGCCAGTTGTGAATCCTGCTAATTTCTTTAATTCCATTGGATCTGTACGTCCTCTGCGATATCGAATTGCATCTATCGCATAGTCTGCTCCCTGCCTACCGCCAGTTCCGACTGTTCCAAAAGTTTTATTAAAGTATTTTTCCGTGACTTCTCCCATATGCTGATCATAAGCACCACGCTCTTTTTTAGATATGTCCTCTCTTTTTAGCGCGCGGTTGATTCCCTTGTTGACCTCAATCAAACTTTTTGACCCAGTGTGCGCAGTAATCAGTGCTTCTCTTGCGCGATCTGACAACCCAGGCACAGTAGATACTGCATTTCTCATTCGCCCAATCATTTCTTCTTGCTGCCTTGGGCTAAATCCAGCCATTTTTGTTTGCATTTGAAAGCCTGACATAGTTGAGTTTTTTACAATGTCAGCAAGACCAGCAGGAAGCTCTTTTGCCAAAGCGGCCTTTGAAGCATTTAAATTAAAGGTGCCTCGATAATTTTCTGAAGTGCCAAGCATAGAAGATGAAGTAAATTGAAATGGACTACTGCCTACTGCTGTACCGCCCGCTTTTGTTACTCTTGGATTAAATGCTCTAAAGCCGAAGTTTGGCACCTCTGTTGGCGCAAGACCAGGAACCATACCTCTTAAACCTCTTTTCTTTTTGACAACGTCGCCAGCTTTGTCAACTCTGAATCCACCCATAAAAGCTGCACCTGCCATTCCGCCTGTTAAAGCTGCAGCTTGCTGTCTTAAAGTTATTTCTTGCTGTAAAAATCTTTGTGTTATTGCCGCTTGTTTATTTACATTGCCTGTGGCTGCGGCCATTTGTGTTTGATAAGCAGCATTTGTTTGTAATAAAGTGCCAATACCTTGTTGCAGCGCAGCTTGTTGTTTTGCAGCGTTATTTAAGCCAAGCAAGTTCTTTAAACTGCTCATGCCAAACACTGTTAGATCTTTAAACAGTTTTATAAATACTCCGCCTATAACAATTAATCCTGGTCCAGTCAAGACATTGCCAATGCCTTTCAGCAAACCTCTGGCAAAATCACTACCAGTTCCTTCGCCATCTAATACTCCAGTTGTTCCTTCGACCAAAGCTTTAAAGCTGCCGATTAAATCTCTCATTCCAGGAGCTATTGATATGTCTCCAATTTTCTTTGCGAGCTCTGTTAACGCTAAACCTGTTTGGGTTGACAGCGCCGCAATAGTTTGGTTGAGCATTTCATTTTTCTTTGCCGCTTGATCGGTTGCGCTTGCAGAAACTGCAGTTGCTCTTGCGGCAATACTATTTTGTTTTTGTAAATCTCCAATAGCAGCTTTTAAAATATTGATTTGGAATACTCCAGCGACCTGCTGGTTTACTGCATCTTTTGCAGATCGTGACAGTCCATCATAAGAGGTTGCTAAATTTTGTAAAACTTTACTGGCTGGTAAAGCAGCTCCAGATGTGTCTTCTACAGCAATTTTTAATTCTCTTAAAGTTTTTAAAGTTTCGGGCCTTTGTACTCTTGTAAAAATTGTTTTAAAAGCGTTACCAATAACGGGGCCACCACGTGCAGTAACTTGCTGTGCGGCAGTTACCATACCAATTAATTCATCCATGCTGAGTCCAGCTTCTTGAGCCACAGCACCAGTTCGGCTCAACGCTGCTATCAAATCATCTGCACTAACAGCAAATTTAACGTCAACTGCTGCAAGTTTATTGATAATTTGAGTAGTGCTAAGACCAGCTTTTGCAAAACCGTTTGTAGCAGCAGTTAAACCTTTTACAGACTCCGCAGCTTTTAAGCCAGTGAGACGAGTAAGAATAAGTGCATCATTTGTGCGCTTTAATGTTTCTTCAATACTTAAACCTTGACGAGCAAATTCAGTAGCAGCTTCCGCAACAACATCAAAACTTTGTGCAGTATTTTTTGCAACTTTAAATAATCCATCACCAAATTTTGTTAACTGACTTTGGTTAGCATTTAAAACGACATTAATATCAGTTAAAGATTTTTCTACGCTAACAGTGACTCTGACTAATTCTTTGAAGGCGTTAGAAATACCATTAATAACTCCAACACTAGCACCAAATGCAATAACACGTGCGTTAGAAGCTTCAATAGATTTTGTGAATTCATCTGCGTCTGCTCGTATTTTTCCAAGCATTCTGCCCAACGGAGCTACTGCTCCTGACGATCTGCCCAAGTTTCTAAACGCCGTTGCTGCCTCGCCTTCTATCGATCTTGCAAGCGTTCCTTTCTTTGCTACTACTGGTACTTCTATTGCTCTGGCCATGGGTCCAATTATCCTTATATGCAATTACACATAAAAATTAGCCCATTCCACTTAATTTCATTAAATCTTGCATATTAAGGGTGCCGCCTTTTTTCTTAGCGGCATCTTCAAGCGAAACTGTGCCAGCCCCCTTGGTTTCAACACCCAATGCCTCAAGATCTTCTTTTGTAGCGCCAAATAAGCCTGCTCCGCCGTCTCCAGCCTTTTCCATAACTTCTTTAGCTTTTTCACGGCCTTTTGGATTTCGTGCCCAATCAAGTATCTTTTGCGGATCTTTGCGTATTTGAAAAGGTATTTCTTCTCCAGAACTAAATATGTTTTTAAACAAAGTTGTATATGAATATAATTTTAATTGATAATTTGTTAGCTGTAATGTTGCTTTACCAAAAAAGTCTATTGGTTTTTCACATGCTTGTAAATATGTAGAATAAAAATCTTCGATTGCTAATTTTTGAAAGTTTTCGTCGCTAAATGTTATAAATATTTCATCGTATATACCAGTTACAATATCTAATTCACTTTGTACTAATTCATCAAATTCATCTTGAGTAAATACTCTTTTTGTAAATTCTCTATCATGATGAAAGCTTCTGATAATGTATAAATCAATACATCGTTTGTCTGCGTATTTTTCACAAGTGTTTCCAAGTAATGCAGATCTGACTACCAATTTATCCATAAGCTCTTTACGAGCTTCTTCAATAAGTTTGTCTTGATTGTCTAATTGACTTTGAAGATATAAACCAGATTTGTTTTCTATCAAAGAATCTATATATTTTTGTTTGTCTTCAATTTCTTTTTCTTCTTTTTTTGACCACTCACCTTCTTGAAACAATATTTCTAAGCTTTCTGCTTCAGTTGGTATTCCGCGTTTTTTAGCTTTGTTGTAGTGTTCTTCTCTATAATCGTCAATATCTACTTGATCAATCAAGCCTAAATGACGAATATAAATTCTTTTATCTCTAAAATGAGAAATGCTGTAGCCTTGCGCTACGTCACGTAGTATTCGCTTTAATACAGATACTTTTAACGACTTCATTATACATCGCCGTTTTCAATATCTTGATCTAATTTTTGAAAGTCTTCTTTGGTAATGGCGCTTGCATAATACCAATAACTAATAAATGTTGCAATCTTGCCTTGAATTAAGAGATACAGTGGATCTTCTTTTTCATCAAGTTCAAAATAATGATTTTCTTTTTCTTCAAAAGTTTCTCCTTTGAAAAATACTTGTGGCTCTTCATCTTCTTCGCGCATGACATATGTTAAATTCAATACGTACCACATAATCGCGCGATTTTGAGCTTTTGTGTCGGCGGTGTGGTTAAACAAAGAAGCATATGCAGTTTCAGTATCGACAATATGTTTTCTTAATGCGGCGATATCTTCTAAAAGTTCAGCCAACCTTTCTTCATCTTCTTTTGTCTTTTTGCCAGTTTTTGTAGAAAGTCGAGTATATTCGGATTGTATTTCTCCAAGCTTACCATATGATTTTGCTAAACTCTTGGCGTCTTCTTCTGCAACAAGTCCTCCAGTGTCGGTATATTTATTTGCCAGCATAGCTTTTGTAAGAATGCCGCGTTTTACGCATTGACTCATTTCAATGCTGTACTCCATGTCAGCTTCTTCAACTTGTCGACGATTTGGCTCTTTTAGAATAATGCGGACAGGTTCAGATGTTACGACTTCTTCTTCTGCTTTTACTTTTTCTTCCTTGCCCGTTTCTTTGTCTACAATAGTCTTTTCGACTTCTTTTGTAGTCTTTGTTTCTAAATCTACCGAAAAACTATATATTTCCTTCATACCTTGTACCTTTATTATATTAATTTTTAAATTGAAATTCTATTGTGAACTTGTCTAAATCATCGTCATTATTGCGAATATTTTCATTGCCCATATCTAATACTTTTTTACGAAGATATTGCATCTTCTTTTCGTCGAAATAATCAGCTTGTTCGATTAATTCTTTATGATTGGGTAAATTTTTGCGAAGTTTGCAAAAATGAATGTCATGGTCTGTTTTTAAATCTTCTAATAAAATTAAAAATGTCTTAAATAATTTCTTAGTATTACGACCATAATAATCGCCTAATAATCCTTTTGCGTCCATAATTTAAACCTTAAACCTAAATTATATTACACAAAAAACAATAAAAAGTGTAAAGAAAAGCATGGCAAGTTTACTTACAGCTGCGGATAAATCAGCATTGAATGATGTCATGGACAGTCTCCATGATACTTTTGCACGCGATATCCAGATAATCAAAGAAGCCACAAAAACAGTTACAACTCCTAGTTCAGAGTTTAACTCCGTTTACGGAACCGCTGGATCAACAACAAGTGTTGTAAATGTAACACAATCTGGCAGTTACAAAGCGAGAGTTCAATATATGAATCAAAACGAAGAATATTTTGCAGACTCTCAACTTGACTCTCAATTAAAAATTAAAATGCCTGCAGGTAGCGTAAGAATCAAGGTTTCTGGAGATGCACATAGTTATTTAAAAGATGCAAAACGTGTCCAACTGGATGGCAGAAGGTTTACTATTTTTAGTGATTATAGGCCGCACGGACTTTTTGATGCGAGATTTTATACTTATTATTTAAAGCCGATCGATGAGTAATGTTGTAGTTCCAGCAGGAGCAATAGACATTGTTTACCAGCAGACTGGTAAATTTTTAAGAAAAGATGTCGAGTCGCGACTAATAAAAGAGTTCGAAGTCTTAAAACGAGAAATGTTGTCTGAGTTTAACAATCATCCAGTAACTCGCGAACTTGAACAAAAAACCAGTGCAGATCCTAGCTCTTTTGTTAGTGTGGGAAGTTTGTTTGGTTTTATTGGTTTTAATCAAAACGATGAACCAATTACAGTTGTAAGAGAAATGCTTAAAACGTCGTATATAGCATTTATAAGAACAAAAGGAGCTATTGTAGATTTCAAAGTATATTATCCATCAAAAGACGAACTTTTTGACGCAACTCCATTACCGTATGCCACGGGTAGAAGCTGGTTAAAAGGCATAGAAACAGGATTGTCTGGTCTTGGCAGATATTTAAATATTGAATCAGATGCCAGTAGGTCTGGAGGAGGTATACAAAGTCAATCACAAGTTCGCGGAGGAAGATTTAAAAATACGAAATATATATCAGAAATACTAAATAACTTTATTATAAAAGTCAACAAACTAAAACTATGAAACCACAATTTCAACATACATTAATGACCAGCTTTTTTCTTTGGTTTGACAACTATTTGCAAAAGTATGGAGAAGCTTACAAAAACAAAACTGGCGTATTTTATAATATGACCGATGATAGATTGTCAAGTGACTATAATGTTTATTCGTCACAATACAAACAATTTATATTTGATAGTGGCTTGCATAGCGGAGTTGTAAATTCACAAGGAACTCAAGGTGCAATAGTTCTCGACAGAGTCAGTGGCCAAAGAGAAGATGGCACAGCTTTTGAAATACCTCGCGGAACAAGTGGTTTAACAATAGATTATGATAACGGTAGAGTATTTTTTACTGGTGACGATTCTGGAAATGTGCCTGGCAATGATTTATCTTTGAGCGGTCAATTCGCGGTAAAAGACTTTAATATATATATGACAAACCAAACAGAAGAAGATTTGGTTATTGAAAAATTTAAAACAAATGATAGATTTGGCGCTATTAACACAACTGGAGTAGAACCTTATGATCAAGTTTTACCAGCAGTTTTTGTTACTTCTGAAAGTGTGCAAAATGAACCATTTGCTTTTGGCGGATTAGATATTACAAAAACAAACGTAAAAGCTGTTGTTATGACTAGTGATTTATATTGTTTAGATTGTGTATTGTCATTAGCAGCGGACGCTCAAAAAAGATCTTTTGTGCAAGTTGACTTTGAAGATTTTCCTACAACAGAGTTTGGTGATATAAAGTCAGCAACTTATCCTACAGGATACAGCTACAATCAAGTAGAAAGTGACGCATCTGACAGTTTGTTTCATATTGAGTCTGTAGACGTTTCAAAATTAAGTGATCGTGTCAAAAAGCGCGTGAATCCTAACATTTTTGTAGGATTTATTGATTTTGAAATACACAAATATCGTTCGCCTAGAGCAAATTAAGTGTAAAGTAAAGTATAAAGTTGACTTTTAACTTTATATAAGTTTAGAAAAAATTTCACATTACAGTAGAAATGTTGTAAACAACAATAACCTTAAACCTTTTTAAATATCATGGCAAGAAACAGAGTAATTTATCAAAGTGAAGCGTTGTTTGTGACCCATCAATATACTGGCAACCAAACAATCGACTTAGTAACTAATGGATGCGGTGGCGTTGGCGGCGCAGCTCCTGACTTTGCTGGTACACACGCACATATTCCAGCGAAAGCAATGCACCAAATTCATCGCGTTCAAAGTGCAAACTATAATTTTGCAATTAACAGAACTGACATTAATCAATTTGGACAGCTAGCTCGTATAGACACAGCTGTAATTGATGCCCCAACGGTAGGACTAGATTTTACATATTTAGTAACGAATGGCGTAAACGAAGACGCTTTAGGAATTAGTGTTGATCCTGCAAATTTAAACGATGCAACAACAGTAACAACTTCTGCCATTTCTGGGATCCTTTCAAATATTTCTGGTAGAAACTATCATATTCTAACGGTAAAAGAAGGATCTGATGCAAATAACTCATCTTTGCAGGCTTCTTCAGACAGCACTGTAATTTCAATTGGAAATGGTTTTATTACTAACTATAGTGTTAACGCGTCAGTTGGTGCGGTTCCAACAGCTAGTGTTTCCGTCGAGGGCTTAAATATTACCGCTCAAAGCGGCGCAGCATTAATGACCACTCCAGCGATTGACCCTGACGCTGGTACACAGGGTACTGCGACATTTGGATTACCTGCTCCAGTTACTGGAGATGTTGATCAAATAATTAGGCCAGGCGATATTAAAGTTGAATTTATAGGATCTGCTGGCGCACAAGGCACAGGATTATTAACACAATTAGTAGATGCTGACCGCCGAACCGCTGCTCATATTAATAGTTTTTCAATTGATTTGCCATTAGGCAGAAGCGTATTACAAAGATTAGGAAATTCTTTTGGCTTTGCCAGAGAAATCGACTTCCCAGTGCAAGTAAGCGCTAGTATTTCTGCAACAGTTGCAGATTTAAAAGCGGGCAATCTATTTGATGAGCTTTATACGACAAATAAGCATGATATTGTATTAAAAATGCACAGGCCATCAACCGCAGGCGCTACTCAAGGTGAAGCTCAGTTGGCATATATACTTAAAAATGCAACACTTGACAGCGAATCATTTAGCTCAAGCATTGGAGATAACAAATCTGTTGATTTATCATTTACCGCTACTATTGGTGGTCCACAAGATACAACCAACGGGCTATTTATCTCTGGAATTCAATGCGGAATTAATGCTATTAGAGGTTCAGAATAAAATACCATTAAATATAAGTTATATTTTACACCACAGTCTTTTGATTGTGGTGTAATTTTATATAGGCATGAGGAACAGGATAGCATATCAAAACGTAGGATTATTAACTGGACCATCTCCAGCATATCAAGTTCATAGTGGATCTGATGGCTCTTCAAAGTTAACCGCATTAAACTTAGTTCAAGCAGCAAGTTTTGATATTGGAATAAATCGCGCTGAAGTTAAACAAATCGGGGGGAATACGCTGGCCGCAAGACAGCCCGTTTTGCAGCCGAATGTTGCTTTAGGATTCACTTATTTATTAACAGATGGAATAAATGAAAAAACATTAGGTTTTAATGTTGCTGGTAATACTTCTTTTTTAAGTGGGGTAACTGGCAATGATGATAGAAACTTCTTCTTGTTTGTTACTAAAAATCAACAAACAGATTTTAATTTACAAAGTGGATTTAACGATCTTAGTGTTTTAAGTTTTGGCAATTGTTATGTAAATAACTATTCTTTGGAAGCTTCTGTGGGCGCATTACCAACTGTGTCATTAGATTATTCCGCGTCTAATGTAAGATTTGACCAAACAAGCGGAACTTACAATCCTAGTCATAGTAACCCTAAATATGATAATATTTATGCTTCTGGAATTATTCCCGCTGTAGATAGAGATAACGGAACACTAGCAACTGATTTTGACAACTTTGGATACGTAGTAAAAGGCGGTAGCACACAAGAAACATTATCGTCTTTGGGTGGAGTATTTCACACTGGAGATACTAAATTTATAGAACCTGGAGACATTCACGTAGAATTTTCAAACCCCAATATAGGAGGTATACGTTTAAGTGGTTCACAAAAAATGCATGTACAATCTGTTTCAATAAACGTTCCAGTAAACAGAACTGATTTATACGGTTTTGGATCTAAATATGTTTACGACAGAAGGGCAGAATATCCAACATTAGGACAAATAGAAATATCCGCCACTGCAACAAATGTTGTTACTGGACAAACTGATACCATATTTTCTAAAGATGATGTTTATCAAATGGAATTGTTGTTTAAAAAATCTAGCTCGCCAACAAATGCCACTGACACGGTTTTAACAAAATTTCAAGACGCTAAAATAGTTGCGCAGTCTATAAATCAAACAATTGGCTCAAATATGTCTTTTAACGCGACTTTCTCATTTGAGTGCAGTGCCAGTAAGGGATTCTTATTTAGTGGCCTTGCAGCGGACGTGGGGGACTAATTAGACTATATTCTCGCGGTTACCTGTTACTGGAGCTACTCGAACATCAGTTCCTGCAACTTGCCTTGGTTGAGCTTGATAGTAATTATAAGCATAAACTTGTTTTTCTAACTCTTCTTCTGCGTCTTTTGCTAACCCGCGATATGTTTTAGCAATTTCGTTTTTGTTTGTGCGAGTAATCATAGAATCACCTTCACGCAAAGAAATAAAATCTACACTGCTATCAATGCCTTTTAATACATTTCTAGCCTTTTTACGATAAAAATGTTTTAAATATAATTGTTTAAATATTCCACTTTCTTCGTAGCCAAATTTATTTTCTGGGACAATTTTAATATTATCCGTAACACCAATACCAGAACCGCTAAATGAAGTAAATATTAAAGTATTTAGCTCACCAATATTATTTTCAAACCACCCTGAAATTTGGCTCAGAGTGGCCATGTCTGTATCACTGTCAAATTCATTGACAAAAACACTATTAGCTAATACTTTAAATTCGTTCATTAGAAACCTTCAGACATTAATTTTTTTACTTTATCGAACTGCGGATCATTTGGATCAATAATTGGCTTTTGCTCGCCAGTAGCATATCTGCGGCCTTTTGTTTGACTGACAAATTCTTTTACTAGCTTTTGCTTAAGAGCTGACCTGTTACCAGATGGAAATACTCCAGCTTCTACTGCCAAAGCTTGCATATCTGTTAAAGTCATATTTGACAAATCATCCTTAAAAACTTCTAAATCATTAGTTTTAAATACTGTTGTTTGATCCACGCCTAGAAGCTCTTCAAGTTCTCTAACTTTATCAACTTCTAGTTTTCCGTCCATTAAATTAAGTTGTTCCAACTCAGACTGTTTTTTAGCAACCGTCTTTTTTCTAGGCTTCTTAGCAGAAGCTTTTCTTTTTGAAGTAGTCTTTTTCATATTTTATAATATTTCCTTATACCTTTGAATTCTATTCTTATTACACTTTTTAAGTTAAAAATAGAAATAAAAAACCCGCCCCAAATGGAGCGGGTTAAGAGTTTGTGTCGATATGGATTACAGATCGATTGCAACACCAACAATAGCTCTGTCGTCGAGGACCACGCGACCCTCTTCAATAGAACCATAGTAGCCAATCTTCTGCTGACGCACACTGTACTGATCATCAGCAACTAAGCTGAACTCAGAACCAGTCTCACTGTCAACTGCGATTGCACGAACAAAAGCATCGCGGCTACGATCAATACCGATAACCAAGTCATCAGCATCACCATGATCGAAGGCGCTGTCGCCACCGTTCGGGTTGTCATCCATCTGAGCAGAACCAGCCAAACCAGCGAAGATCTTAGTGAACTTCTTGTTTGGACCGAGCTCGTGAATTTCCATTACGCTTACGCCGTAGAACTCAGGGATACCAGCGCTAGTGTACATGCCAGCACGCACTGAATCTGGAGCAGCAATTAAGTTGTCCGCAGAAGCAGCGACGGCGCCGTCAGCATCTCTAGTGTTGATTGGGTTGTAGGCCATCTCACGAAGATCTTCAACAGTCTCAGGAGAAACGATAAGATCCGTGATACCAGCGCTACCAGCCACAGGAGTTCCGCCAGCAAACGAAGGACGAATTCTCTTGGCCAAGGTCAACAAGGCGTTAAGGTCATCCAACAAGAAGCGGCCAGCCTGGTTGCTAGCAAATGTATGCTTCTTAGTTGCACCATCAATGGTGGTAGAAGCGTTTGCTAATGCACCCAATAACAAGTTACCAGAAGTTCTCTCCTGCTTCAGAAGAATTTCCTGGGCAGCACGAGTGAAACTTTTGCTAACTACGTCCATTCTCGAACGAGAAGCATATTTCTTGTCAAAAGAAACTGCGGTGTCGAGTTTGTAAGTAGCCAACTTCACTTCGTTGTGAGAAGGAGTAACTTGGTTGGTGGGAAGACCACCTGGAGCGTGTGAGCTGTAAACGTTAATGTAGTCTTCGTCGGCTACATCGTAATAAACATCCAAGGGGATGCTGGGGTTGTCATCAGCATTAAACTGAAGCGGGGTGAACAAGTTGCTCAAAGTAGGAGCGTTGTTAACCACTTCGTTAATCACTGGGCCGATAAACTCGGCTAAAGCAACCTGAGCTTCGTAAGCAACATCTCTGTTCTTAGAGGCCATTGCCTGAACTAACTCAAGCTGTTCATTTGTTCTTTTTAAGGTAATATTCATTGTATTTATTTCCTTTCTATACTCTAAGATTAGACGTTAAGTTTTAAGACGCCATAAGCACCTGCGTGTACATCAGTAACAGGACCGACAGAAGTTCTTGTACCCGAACCAATCCAAGTACCAACAACGTGATCAGTCGTATACTTCACAACAGTTCCGCCCTGGCCAACGTGAGCCAAACCAGTTACGGAAGTAGCTAAGCCGCCATACAAGCTAGAGAAAGCTACACCACTTACTTTACCAGCGTTTGCAGGAGAAATAACTGCTGCAGTGCCAGGCACACAAGATGGAGTACCGTTGTTAGCGTTGTCAAAAGCGTCACTTGTCAAAGTGAAAATACCTTTCGTGGCGATAGGCACTGCCTGGCCAGAAAGTACAGCTTGAAGCTCGTCTCTCTTGACGGGATTGTAGAGAAGTTTCTCTTCGTTCTCGTCTTTTTCGAGGGTTTGCTTCAATGTAATACCGAGCACCTCACCAGCAAAAGCGCCTGCAGCTGCTGCAGTAACTTTTAACTGAACTTCAGGATACTGGTTCTTAACATGATCGTAAGAAGCAGAAAGCTCCGTGCGATCAACGTAAGTGATGGGGTCTTTACTAAAGTTTCCTCCACCACTCTTAACACTAACAAAAACTCCTGCACTTCCGTTCCCATTGGTAGTCGGCTTAGCGTCCGACGTATCATTGGCGAACAGATTAATGACGTCGTTTTCGTCGTATTGTCTGAATGGTAATAATCTATATGCCATAATGCTTGTTAGTAGGTTATTTTAATGTTTTCTTTGCTAAACGCGGATTGGAACTTTGATTTCAGAGTTTCCGCCTCTCCAGAAGAAGCTTCGTTGGTATTAGCAATCTCAGGAGTTGTCTCTTGAGCTTCATCTAAAACCTCTTCTAAATTTACTTCTGCAGTGGCCTCTTCAGTGGAAGCTTTAGATTCTTCCAAAGAAGAAACTTTCTTTTCTACCGCCTCAGCCACAGCTGCGTCAAATTTTTCTTGCTGAGCTTTGATATAATCTTTGCTCTTATGAGCGAAGATAACACCAAGCTTTTCCTGATACGAAGCAAAAGCTTCATCAGACTCTTCTAGGTCTTTTACCTCAGATGCAACGATCTTAAGGTCTTCCTCGTTTAATTCGTAACCCTGCTCGATTGTTTCCATACGAGCGTCGAATCTAGCAACTGCCTGCTGGCGGCTGATATCTTCTTCGAATTGACGAATTTTGTCTTCGGCCGCTTGGAGCTTCTCGCTAAGAGTCTCCACTGACGCGGTGAGTTCTTTTTGCTGAGCCTCGACTTGAGCTTTTTCTTCTTGTGCCTTCGAGAGTTCATTTTTGTACTCTTCATTCTTTTCGCGAATCGCTTGATTCACAATAGAAGAAATGGAAGCCACAGACTCTTCTGCGAAATTGTCCGAAGACACTTTTTCAGAAGAAAGCTTTTCATCTAGCACAGATTTAATCTCTTGGATTAGTTGTTCTGTATTCATAATGCTTGAATTACTTTCTTGTTGATTTTTTACAGTGTTTTTTTCACTTTGTGAAATTTTATTTTTAAAATTTAAAATATTTTTTAATATTTTGTCAGCTTTTTCTGGAGCAATAACTGATGCGTCATCTTCATCGTTAAAGGAAACGCTATCTTTCTCTGTTAAAACAACGCCTTCTACATCGGCTGCTGGATTAGCAGTAAACCCTATTCCTAAAGGATAAACATTACCAACTACAAGTCTTCGCACCAATGTACCATCTTTCATAGTACCGTTGCCTTCTGCAGCTTTTAGATACTGACTTAATTCTTTAATTTGCTTTTCGTCAGTGATTATTTCTGCTTCAGATAAGTCTTCGCTGCCTAAAGCAATTTGATAGTCATTGAATCCTATCTCCCAACTTGCAGAAACTTGATTGTACAATGGGCTTTCTGGATCAACTGACTGATTAATTAATTCTGCAAACTTTTTATCAACCATTCTGTAAACTACTGCACCTAATGCAATGTTAAAAGGATCTTTTGTTTCTCTTAACTCTTCGTCAGAAACTAATTCGTTATCTCCATAACTAGAAAAAGCAGAAGAAACAATGTGGCCTACAATTCTTTGTTTTTTATGTTCTATGTTGGTAGGCTTGTGAACAAAATAGTCTTTAACCGCTAAAGCTGTCTCAGTGCCAATGCCATCATGATTTCTGTTAAATTTATTAACAACAGCAGCGTTAAAAGCAACGCCAACTAAATCAATATTTTTATCCAAGTCGATCGACTCGGGCATTAATGTTTTTAGGCTGTCTAGTGATGCTTGAGAAATCTGCAGGCTGTCTTGATCAATATCTGCTGATGCAATAATTGGCTGTAGGAATGTTGTTGTGTGTTTATACATGTACGTAAACTGTTGGTACCTATTAACCTGTTACACAGTTTTTATTCGTTTGAGAAATTTTTCGAATGATAAATCAATGCTGCGCTGTAATCAGTTAAATGATGTTCTTCTGCAGTTTTTTCAATTTCTTCCATCGTCGATAGTCCGAGTATAGAGTTTGAGTCTTCGAAACATTTGCTGATCTGATTTTCCCAGTCTTCCATATCACTAGCCATAATCACTTTTTTACATAAATCATTGACTGTTTCATTTTGTATCTTTGACAATCTTTTGATCTTGTAGTGTTTTCTTGCCTGCTTCTTGCCAAAAGTTTCTAATTTTTCACTTGCATGGATAACATTTGTAATGTTTTTAGCAGATATTTCTGAACGTGCAATTTCTTGTGGAATACCTGTAGTGCCACTTGGTCGACCAGGAGTTCCTGGTACGGTTTGCTTAGTTTTCTCTGGCTCGCCTAAGTCATCATCTAGATCCATCATGGGCGCGCCACCAACCAACGGATTGTAATATCCTTGTTTACGCTGCTCGATGAATTTTTCTTGACTTTTGTCAACTTCTTCTGAATTTGGGAATACTCCCTTGTTTATAACATCCATGCCTTGTTGCGGGGTCATTAAACCAAGCTCCATAAGTCGTGTCGCCACACGTTGCAATTGAGTCTCATCTTTAGTATCAACTTCTTTAAATCTTACAATTGGATAATTTTTGAAGCCCATATTTTTGCATACCTGTTTAATTTCAGGTTGTAGAAAATCATTGATAAAAGCTTCTCGAGCTTCTTTTAATCTTTCTAAAAAGATTTCTGCTTTTACTGCAGTGTTACTATATTTTTCGCTGCCAACAACAATATTTTGTAAACCCTCCTTGATATCTTCGTTAACAATTCTGTATTTTTCATATCCCAATACTTTGTTCATATCAGGAATTAAAAATTCAGCTTTAGTTGTATAATCAGATATTAAGACTCGACCGACACTTTCATTTCTAAACAGTTCTTGCATTGCCGCAAGGTTGTTATGATTAATACCTCCCTTGTTAGGCTCATTGCCCATTGTAATCAACAAAATTACGTTTTCAATAGTTCTGACAATGGCTTGGTCAATCTTTTTAAACTCAAGCTTCATATTAATGTCTTTTAAAACTGAAAAACCAAATGGCACAGAAAAAGGCTCATAATCTTGCTTTTTGTAAAAAGAATATCTTAGCCTTTCTGGCTCTAACTCAAGTTTAGCTCCGTCAAGAAAATATCCATTTTTACTAAAGTTGTCTTTCATTTCTTGCGGCAAAGATTCGTAGACCTCGCGATCATAATCATTTTTTGGATTTTTTAATCTTTCAATTTCATACTCACTTAAAACTTTTGCATAAACTCCTGTGGTTTCAAACCCAGTAGTTCTTCTTGCTACTACATCAAAAGGATTAAGCATAATATATCGCACTGGCAACTTATTTAAAGATACTCCATTTGATCCATAAGTTTTTAGCATCTTAACATAATCTTCAGTATTGAATTTACCGTCGATCTTGTAAAAGAAAATATTACCAGATCTATAATATTCGCGAAAATATTGATCTTTTAATTTCCAGATCTTAATTTTTCTAAACCAAGCTTCAATAAAATCCCTTGATCTTTTACTGCCAGAATCCAAGAAAAGATCTGCATTAGAAAATTCTGCCATGATGTCAATAGCATTTCTAAAAATAGCTACATTTGCATATGCTTTTTGGCAAAGCTCGATAGCCTCTCTGACATTGATACCGCTAACAGCGTAATCGTATGGCAATAGTCCATCACGAATATTTGTGTATTGATCTCTTTGAGGAACCCTATGAATTCTATTTGAACGAGTTCTAACCTCTGGATTGCCTCCTCCTCTAACATAAGAAGCTTTTGCGGTTGAACCAATATACGGTTCTCCTTCAATACTAGGAGAATACGTACTATTTTGCAACAAAGGATTATTAGCTAAAGTTTCTTCAATAGAGCTAGCTTTACCAAATTTATTCCAATATTCCGATTTCTTTGTATATTTTCTTTTAGAGGCCATTTGTTTTAGTTACACGAAAGTTATGAATGTTAACTTTTAAAAGTTAAAAAAGTTACTTTTAGTTTATAAACATGGGAGTAAAAGTAGATTGAACAGACTCTTGTTTAAAGTTCATCATATCAAAATACGTTTTTACCATCCAGTTGCCTAATACTAAAGCTGAATAGCTATCTTTTCTAGCTTTATCTCTGCCAGACTGCCTTTTTAGATTAGGCGGAAGATCAAAAGTTTGCGTGCCTTGGGAAGTTGTGGTTATTTGTATAAGTGCGCATTCTACTTTTGTTAAATCAATTATGTCTGTTTGATGTTCAATAAAATCAATCATTTTTGCTTCTCTGCCCATTTTCTCGTTATCGCCAGCACGCAGATATTTTAACGTGTCAATTGGTATATGTTTTCTTTTTTGATTTTGATATGAGTCATCAATAGCTCTCGACGCAAAAAATATTCTTTTGTGATCAAAATTAGATTGTAATAACTCGTTAGCTTGTCTAATCCAATTGCTTGTAGGTTTTCTTAAATAGCAAATTTTTTTTTCTTTTATGTTATAAGAATTTCTTGCGTTTTGTAAATCTTGTCTGTAACTTTCAGAGTGCTCAAATGGAACATCTATAATTCCTAAATTTATTTTATCCTTCTTAAATGTTTCGCTCTCATTGCATGCGCTTAAAAACTGCACACCACCAGCATAGTCACCTACAACCATCACAATATTAAAGTTAGTAAGAAGATAATGAAAATATCTAATGTGATCTTTCATGTTTGCACCAGACAGCGCATAACTATGAACCACGGTACCAATTTGTTTTTCTTTATTTAATTTTAAAACTTGTATTGCAAAATCATCAGAGCTTTCACTTTCTGCCCAACTTGGATCAAAGGCTAGCAAATATTCTGCTCCAGGCTCACCAGCAACTTCCACAGAAGGATCTTCTCCGTCTGGTATAGTACAGTCTGCCATTTTTGATATTTTAAAATATCCGCTACTATCGTCTGTAAACTTTGCGCCAAACTCGCGATCAAACTGAGACTCACTCATGGTTGCTTTTGCTTGATTAATTAAGTTTTGATCATACAACTGTTTAGGAGCGCAGTCGTATGAAAATTGCATAATTGTTCTATGAGCGGTGTCTTTTGAATTTTGATTAAAAATTAAATTTTCAAACTGACTATATAATTTATACATATACTCAAATTTGTAAGACGCAGAAGAAAGTGCTATAAGTTTGTTGTTTGGCCAAACATATCTTTCTTCTTCGGTCATTTTCCCCTGCTTGATTAAATCTGTTTCAAGGTTGTATAAATCTTCACGTTGTGTTGGATTTTCCACGACAGATAAAAACGGCACGATCACCTCGTTGTAAATTCTTTCTGGCATGAGCAAAAATTCGTCAATGATTATTCTATGAAAACGAAAACCACGCAGCTTCTCACCATCACCTAATGGTAATGCTCGTATCCTCGAACTACCAATTTCTAGTAACCACTCATCATTGCTTTTACTTTTCTTTGTAATGCATTGAGCAAATAAAGCTGCTTCAGGTTTTGCCGCAATATCTTCTATTTTCTTGAAGATCATTTTTGCCTGTCTGAACGATTTAGAAAGTATTCCTATTTCAACGCCTTGATTAAGCGTCGCATCAAGCGCGGCAAATATAGCGGTTGTAAAAGACTTTGACATACCACGAGACCACACGCCCATAAAATAATCTGTTTCAAACATAGCCTTCACGGACATATGCTGAAACGGAAAAAGTTTTATACCCATCAACAAGTCTGCTGCAAAAGTTGTATTTTCTCGCAAGAACTTATACAGTAAAAGCTTGGCTTCTTTTTCTTCTAAGAAACCAAGATCACCTTCAAGAAGCTCTTTGTTTATATCGCGGGTTTTGCTGAGTCTTCTTTTTTGATTGCCTTCTTGCCAAGCCATAATTTCTTGCGTCTATATGATATTGTAAATCACAATACCATATCTTTCTTCCAAAATATAAAATTCTTTGAATCAAATCCATTGAAGAAGTTCTATTACCAGAAAAAACAAATTGACATGTTTCTGGGAACTCGTGGCATAATGCTTTCATATTGTGAAAAATAAATTTTAAGTTTGCGGGATGTGGAGAAAAGTGATTTTGCTTTTTAATTTTTTGTATACTGCTGTCAACCACAACAAACACATAACTGTCCATTGCTTTTGCTCTTGCCATTTCTTTTCTAAACCGCGGAAAGTTATACGACATTGTAGATTTAAAATCTGACTCGCTTTTTCTTTCTACAAATGTATAATCATATTTAGTGCCACTTGCAGTATAATCTGCAAAGTCTAATGCAAACTTTTTAGTATTTTTAAAAGGTAGTGGATTGTTTTCGCGTGTGTCAATAACTATTTCTAAGTTGTCAAAACCTTCTTGAGTAAAAAAGCTTTCGTCCAAGTTTCTATATAGCATTGGGCGTACTCCAGCTTGACTACAAGCATGAGAATAACTTGTGAAAAACTTTTTGTAAATGTCTATTGTTGGTAAATCACTTAGTAAAAGCTCAAGATGTGTTGGGCCAAGTTTTAACTCTTTTTCTTGTATGCGTTCTTTTAGTTTTTTTAAAGTATATTTTTTAACTTCATCAACATCTGAATGGTGGCACCATTTTAAAAGTTGACTGTATGTAGAAAAATCTTTTGCAAAATAATCCTTCTTGTTTTTGAATGGTAAAAGATCACCAGTCAATAAATTTTTTCTTGGAAAATGTTTTGTATAGTAATCCGCAAGTGTCATGTCATGGCCTTTTAGATGGCGATGAAGTGCCGCCTCAGATCCAAAATCTTTACCACATTCTTTACAGTTAAATGACATCGTCTTTTCTCACTCCTAAAACTCTTGACTTCCATTCGCCCATGGACTCAAGTTCGTCCGCCTCTTTGCGAACAACCTTCTTTTGCATTTCTGCCATCTTAACCATAATGCCACGCTCTTGTTCTTCTTGAAAAAGTTGAACAATATTTAAAATACTAGCGTTCTGCTGATTCCTAGATGCGACACGTTTTGCGCGATCACCATTTAATTTAGTAATCAACTTGTCCATACGTGATGCACATTGATTATATTCTTCGCTCTTGGTTTTTAAAATTTCCGTTAAGCGGATCGTAAATTCTTGTTGATCTTGAGCGTCATCAAACATCATGTTTAACTTAGCCTTTTGTTGTTCAATGTGTTTTAAATTTATATAATCCATGCACACATTGATGTATAAGTTAATTTCGTCAGACGTTAAATCTGGTTTATCCCAAACACATCTTACAAACTCTGCCTCAAATAATTCTCTGTCTTCTTGTGAGCCGTAGTTGTTGATCACTTGTAAAAATCTAGGGCTTGATAAAAAGTTCATTAAGCTCTCTGCAGCTTTTCTATCTTGCATTTGCAGTTTGTTTTCATCAAGATCTTTACCTGCAAAGTCATTTATCTTTTTGATTGACCTTGACAAAGCTTTTGGCGGACTGTATCTCGTGCCCACAGCACTTTCTTCCGATTTTACAAAGTCTGGATGATGGTTCTTAATGTAGTCTGCAACAACTCTTTGTTCTTTTGAAAGTTTTTTGATTTCTTTGTTTGGCCACAACAATTCTGCTAATTGTATACTTGACATATCTTGACCAGCATGTGAATTTAAAAATTCTTTTTCTTCATCTGTTAAAATTATTTCCTCAACCTTTGAATGTTTAGAAGTTTGATAGTTTAACCCTTGATCTACCATGAATTTTCTAATGGCTCGACCAATCTTACTTCTACCATCAATGGTATCGTCACCCGATACTATTTGCGTTAGCCGTGTTAAGTCTGGTATAGATTTGTAGTTTTCTGCAATTAACTTTTTTTGTTCGTCAGTTAATTCACTCATTTGTTATTATAATATCTTTTTCCTTAATAATCAAAATAGCTTTTTCTTTAAACATTTTTTTTAAGTTTTTGATTTGCTTGTATCCAGCTTTTCTGTTTTTTTCATTAGTGGTATAACCAAGATCTTTTGCAACTTCATCTTCTGGTAAATTTTTAATAAATAAGTCTTCGTAAACTTTGTAATGTTTTGTATTCAATACCATCTTCATTTCAATGTGTAGTTTTTTTATAGAGTCGCCAAAATTAAACTCTGTTGTTGAAATAGCAAATACTTCTTGTTGATGATTTTCAAGTGCTAGTGGTAACTTTATATCATACGCATGTTTTTTACTTTTTTCCCATTTAGCATAAAGCTTGCATTCAGAGCATTGTTTTTTACTTGGTGTGAACGAGCAACTGTTTTCGCCGCCACCTTCTTCTTCTGATTCGTTGAATGGACAGTTTAAACATGGCCGCGCAAAATTACTATAATGATTTCTTAGAATGTTTTTAAGTTGATTAGAGATGATTTTGTTAACCCATGGTTCAAGATTTCTTGATTGATCCCATTGATCCCACTTTTTAAAAATATGAAATCTTATGATCTGCTCAACGTCTTCGAAGTCAAACCATGCAAGTGCATTTAAATGCCACTTGTGTTTTCTTTTTTGAAGCTCTGCGTCAATAATTTCGACTTTGTCTTCGTACTTATATTTCTTTTTGCGAGGCATTAATCATCTAAAGGTCTGTTACGAGCACTTTGACATTCTCTCATAGTTTCAGCTTCAATTTCTTCTCGAGTCATTCTTTTTGAAGCTTGACTAGTGTTTGAGATCCTCGTACCTTCAGATGAAGATTGTTTTGAATTTATAAGTTGACCAATAGTCGTTTTGTTATTGGCGCCAACATCAACAGAGTATTCTAATTTTGAAATATTTGGAATGTCTGTTGGTTCTTCTAAATTAGCTTGTGCTGATTGCAGGTGAGGTGCGTTTGTGGTTTGTGGTTCGTTGCCTGCTGTCGCCTGGTTCAGTGATTGCCCACAACCAGCACAAAATTTTGCCTCGTTTAAAGTGTAAACGTTTTTAAAACCACATTGTGTACAGTATCTAAATGGCATATTTTATTTTATATATTTTTTAAAATATTTCTAACTTGAACGTTTAGTGTTTACACTTTTATTTTGTCTTGTGGCTCTTTTTTTAGCTGGAGCAGGAGTTTCTTGTAGTTTTTCGAGCTTACCAACAATAAATTTAAGTATCTCGCTTCTTACAATATCCTCCTTGTAAAAGTCAAAACAATATATGCCTTTTTCGTTAGATTCTTTATCATTAAAAAGATTTGATATAGTTTTAAAGCCGCTTTTACCATTAATGTCACTTTGCATAGGATCGCCGCAAATAAATAATTTACTATTTTCTCCTAGTCTTGTTATTAGAGTTGTTAACTCCTTTGCGGTGAAATTTTGAGATTCATCTGCAATAATAATTTTATTAATCCAGTTTGAGCCGCGCAAGTAATTTATGGGCATAGCATTTATGATTTTCTTTTGTTCTAAAAAGCTTCTTTCTTGTGAGGCTATCATTTCTTCAAGCTTATCATTTAGTGGCATCATAAAAGGATTAAACTTTTCATTAACGTCTCCTGGAAGCGAGCCCAAACCTTTTTCGCCACTCTCAGCAATAGTACGAACATACATAATATCATAATCGTTGTTAATATTGAAAAGTTGAAGTGCAGTATATACAGCCAAATAAGTTTTGCTTGTTCCAGCGGGACCGCGTACAAACATCATTTTCGTATCTTTAGCAATCGATAATTTTAAAAATTGTTTTTGTTTTTCAGTAAACTTTACTGGGTTTAATTTTATTTTTTTCTTTTTCAAAGAAGACATGCAATCTATTATGTTGTTTTCGTCAGTTTCGCAAATAACGTCAGCATTAGACACCGCCTTGATAGCAGATTTTCTAGCCATTGTTTTATAAAAATTTTAGTGCTTAGTTTTGGTGTTATCACCATAATATATTACACTAAAACTTGTTATATTCTATAACGAATTACCTCTTCTGAAACAGTGTTTCCTGGTCCGCCAATAAAAATTTCTTTTTCGGTTGCGGCTAATGCGGTTTCTGGCCTTCCATGTTTGTCAGTGCCTCCAACTCCAGAATATTGTATTTCTTGCGTCTGGGTCCAGCTAGAACCTTCTCCAGTAAACACGTAAGCAGCGCCTTTATTAGCATCACCTCTGCCTGGCGCGCCCACAACAATTTTATGAGCGGTTGGCATTGATACAGTGTAGCCAAATAAATCGTTTGCTGCAGCAGCAGTTTGACTAAGCGTAGCTGCGTATTTCCATCGAGTCGGCTTAGACTTGTAATTTGTTGCGTCACTTGCCGCGTCGTTAAATCCTGTAAATACAAAAACTGCTCCAGCATTAGAAGTTCCATTGTGATCGCCACTAGGAGCGCCAACTACAATAGTATTTTCGAAAATGTCTACGTCAGTGCCAAAAGCTGAATTTTGACTTGCGCCTTCGGTTGATCCGTACTTAGTGCCAGTTAAATTTGCAACAACTCTATAGTTTCCGATTGCGTCACCACCTCCCTGTGTCGCAACATAAACCAGTGCAGATCCCGAAGGGTGCGTGCCTGCTAGAATATTATTTTCAGGCGCACCAGCAACAATAACACCTTTATGCATTGCTACACTATGCCCCAATCTTTGGCCTGCTGTGAAAATTTGGCCAGCTAAGTCTAAACTGGCTGTTCCTATCTGGGCCTCAGTAAACGCATCAACTGCAGAAGTTTTATATCCGTTTGTAACTGTTCCTTTAAATAAATATATCGCCCCATGATTTCCAGTGCTACCGACAGTTTGATGTGGCGCACCTATAACTCCGAGCTGTTGACCGTCACCACTAACAGATTTGTCAAAAGCAATATCGTCTGAGTATCTGATGTTATTTGTTGCATCAGTTAAAACAGTATTAATTGTAAAAGAGTTTTTAGCATCATTGGGCTCAAAAATTGAAACTGATCCATCATCTCCAGCCGCATCTGGGGTTGCAATTGCAATCAATCCACTAGGGCTAACGGCCACTGCGGCGCCAAAATTATGATGCCTGCTATCATCTGGTAATTTTGCAGTATTACTTAATCCAGCTTGTCTAATTCCTGCTTCTCCGCTTGTTTGGTGGATTTGCTTGTAGAAACCTTTTTCTTTTTTATAAATATATGCTGCACCATTTTCGAATGTGTCACCCCCGCCAAGAAATCCGCTTGCACCGACAACCAAAAAGTCGTCATTCGCTGCTACAGCGCTTCCAAAAGCAAATGGGCCACGACCCTCATCAGTTTTTGTGTCTGTTGACATTCCTGTTTCAATTACTTGTAACTGCTCATAATTTCCAGAAGAATTCATTGTAAATGATCCACCCAAAGAGCCATCTGCTACATTTTTAGGATCACCTAATTGTGCCGTAAAAGTATAATCAGCGCTTCTGTTGTCACCAATGGACATACCATAAGATTCGCTTTCCAATGTAGCATTTTTTAATATATATACAATAGACTTGTCTCCCTGCTTTGCTCCAGCACTAGAAGGTTTATGCATTGTTATTTTAATATCATTTTTATTATTAGCGTAGATTTCTCCAAATAAAGATCTTGTTTCATCTGGGCGATCTGCTAAAATAGCAGAAATGCTGACAGATGCAGTAATTGGAGTATCTAAAACTTTTGAGTACCCAAACGAATTACCAATTCTTTGCAAAGTCGTTCTTCCTAATGGCACGTCAATAGAAAAACTTTGTATATGAGCAGAATTTGCACCAGCACTATCAGATATTAAACTTAATAAAGCGCCAGTGCCAAAGTCAACCTCAATGTCGCCTGGTAATAATTGCGCTACACCGTCTCCAGTGCTTATATATTCATTTGGTATAACATATGTTTCGGTAGATTTTGTGCCATCTTTTATGTTAATTCCTGGGCTGTCTCCAGCTTTATTGCCAGCATCAACTTTTATGTTAAAGGCTTCTGCAGAAACTGAAGCAATTGGCAACCCTCCAACTGAAGCATTTACGGAATAATTTGTTACATAACAGTTTCCAATTCCAATAACGCTTTTATTATCGTCTGATTGAGCTTCTAAATCTGAAATTGATCCTATGGCATCATTTTTTTGATCTGCAGTATAAATATAAAAATTTCTACCATCTTGGTCGTTTATAAAACTTTCTGATAAAAAATTAGAATTTTCAGTATTGTCGAATCCCAGCAGATTTTCGTTTTGGCCATCAGTGAGGTAATAACTAAAGTCTAAAGAAACAGTTGGTGCAGATAAGACTGCAGAATCTATTCTAGCTAATTGACCAAACTGATGAGTATCAGTTCGATTGATAGAAAAACCATAATTAACATTCTGGACTCGCTTTAGCTGCCTGATTAAGCTTTCTCCTGCGCCTCCGTCATTTAGATGTTGTGACCCTGTTGCTGATGGAGCTACCATCAAAATTTCATTTGAATAAATTGTCCTGTTTCTTGCCATTTTGCTTGCCCTTTGATTATATATACACTTTTTTGCATAAAAATCGTGTAAAATAAATATATGGGAGAAATACACAATTTAGCTATCAACGGTAACATTAAGGGTATAAAAAAAGCGTTATCCCAAATGACTAATAAAAAAGTTTTTTTATCTCCAGATAAAGAGCTGGGGTGGAGTGCAATGCACTACGCTTCTCACCACAGTAAAGCTAAAATCGTGCAATTAATGTTAGATGCTGGAATTACGCCAAACATCAAAAGCGTGCCTCCAGAAAAGAAAAAACAAAACGACTGGAACCTTGCTCTTGAAGAAGATAACTCAGACAAAACTCCAATAGTTTATCCAATGGACGTTGCGGAAGGCCCTAATCGCACAAAAATAATAAACAATTTAATTAAAAAAGGCGGCAAGTTCTACGGCGAAGACTTAAACTTGCATCAAGCGGTGCAAATGCAAGATATTGATGAAATAGAGTGTTTGTTAGAAGACGATTCTATAAAAATAAACGCAAGAGACGTTAGAGGGTGGATGGCAATACATTACGCAGTTGAAATGAACAATCTTGAAATAGTAAAATTATTACTCGAAAACAAAGCTAATGTTAATGGATCTACATTTGAGCCAGAACTCGATCAACTAAATCCTTGGGAAATAGCTAATGATAATGAGAATGAGGAAATGTTAAAGTATTTGGTTTCTAAAGGCGCAATGAAACATTCTACTAGAGGCCAAGTCAAATACAAACAATCTATAGATCAAGTTCAAGTTGGTGGTGATAGCGAGCCAGAATTTAAGGGTTATGAATATGAAGATGTCCCTAAAGAACCTGATGGACTATTAGGTAAACTATTTGAATCTAAATCTGATAAAATAAAAAGGCTAGAAGCAGCGGCGGCAAAAATGAAACAAAAAGAAGATAAAGCTGCTGAAGTTAGAAAAAAAATTCAACAAGAGGAAGAAAAGAAAAAAAGACAACGAGTTATTAAATGGAAGTGGGGAGAAGATCCATTTAAATTAAAAGGCGAGTCACTAGTTTATGATAGCCCTTGCGAAGCTCACACATATTTTATGGATATTGTAGGATACTCAAACAAGAGTACGGCCGAACAGAAAAGAGTTACAGATGAGCTTATATCTTACGTTAAAGGCACTGAAGGTTTTCAGCAGGCAAATAGACAGGGTAAGCTAATAATATTGCCCACAGGAGACGGCATGGCGCTCGTATTCTTTAATTCTGTGCATGCTGCATTCAAGTGTGCTGTTGACGTAGGTAAAAAGACTTACAAACATCCCCAAATAGGATTACGTAACGGAGTATATTCTGGACCCGTTGTCCCAGTAAAAGATATTAATGATAATCCAAATGTTAGTGGCGCAGGAATAAACATGGCGCAAAGATGTATGGATGCAGGTGACAATGATCATATACTAATATCCAATGGCGTTCATCAATATGTAAATCAAATGGATATTCCAGGATTAAAATTTGATGACTGGGGTCCTGTTATAGTCAAGCACGGCTCGACTGTACATATGTGGACAGCTTACGGACCAAACTTTGGAAGAACAGAGTTTCCCGACTGGAGGGGAACGAAGAAAGCAGAATTTAATTAAAATGAAAAAACTAATATTAACACTATCGTTTTTCTGCGCATTCAATGCAATCGCAGAAGATTCTCAAGAATTAAAGTTTCTAGGTAAAACAATTATCCATGAAAATGGTAGTTGGGTCAATCCCGAAGAACCAGAATGGAAATTAAAAAAACCTAAAACTTGGTTTAAAAGAAATTATGTGCGACATTATATGCAGGGCTCACAAGAAGTAACTGATTCAATCATAAAGATTGATTGGAAAAAATTAAAAGACGCAGCTAAGTCTGGAGAAAAAGTTCCTGCAAAAGAAGTTATCCAACTGTTTAAATTTAAAGATACTTACAAAGCTGTAAAGGCTCATCCAGAAGCTGCGATAGTCCCAGTTGGCATGGCCGTGGGTTCCGCGGCAGAAGGTGGTAAAGGCACAGTTATGGCTACAGTCGGCTTGTTAAAAAACGTTGGCGTAGGAACTTTAAAGATAATCAAGTTCGTCAGTTCGCCAGTTATCAGTCAAAAACAATATGTAGAAAATGAGTCAAAAAACTAAAGAACGTATTCTATACATCATAGGAGTTATCTTTATAACAGCAGTATGTATTTCATCATGTGAAGCCCCAGGCAATATTCAGGAAAGTGATTTAACATTTGAAAAAGTAGGTTCTGGTATTCGATGAAGATATATTGTATTTCATGGAAGGATGAAAGATGGAGTGCAGACAAAGAATCTTTAGAAGCGATAAATAAATTAATTTCTAAAGAAAACGTAAAAATGAATAAACTTCAAAAAGTTCTAGAGATATTGTTTATATTTTTAGGTTGGATATTGATTATCCCAAGATATATTATAGATATATTCAAATCTAAATTTAAAAAATGAAAAAACTATTATTAGAGTTATAAATATGGATCTTGACAAAGAAATAAAGTTTTTAGAAACGTGGACTTTATATATCCCTGTTGGTGGGTTAATTTTATGTTTGCTTCTTCTTTTTCTTTCTACTGGCTGCAGCGGTACTTGGGTATGGCAAGAAGATTATCCCAAGCATAAAACAATGTCTTTTAAATGTCCAAGGTGGAATTACAACGAAGCGTACGACGAATTGCATCATATTTACGCAACTAAACAACACGAACCTATAAATGTCAATATTAAGAAGAAATAGTAAAATAGCTTATGATATAATAAAAGCTACTATAGCTGGATTTATTTGTTTTGTTATACATGAACTTTTAAAATGAAATTTAACGAGTACATCAAACAGCAAAGAATAAAATATTTCAAGAATCTTGAAAAATTCTGTAAGATAATTGGGGTAGAAAAATCTATGTGGCGCAAGATAGAGAGAGGAATAAATCCTCCTCCTAAAAAAACTTTATTAAAAAAGTTTGCCAGCTTAACTAATATGTTGGGTTATGAGGAAGCTCAAATGTATCAACTTGCTAAAAGATGGATACCGTCTGAAGACACTAATACAGGTAATCATATTTTACTTTCTGAATATTCTAAAGCGGAATGGAGACAAGCTTTAATACAAGAAAATACTCCAGATTATGAGCATAAGTTTTGGGGTAAACTTAAATAGTTTTTCCCGCGCCTTGATGCAGGGCAACGTCAAAGTCAGCGTTAAGTGTGCCTCCTCCTCCGTTTGCATCAACTGCGCATACCATAATATCAGTTTTAGGTTTTAAAAAGTTAGGAAAAGGAAGTATTTGTCCAACATTATGAGTAGTGCCTACGGAAGTAACCTCTTGGACACGAAAGATTTTTCCGTATTCTCTTGTTTTGATTTGAACTGTATAATCTATCGAGGAAGAACTTCCAGGGTTGCTGGCGCTCATGTGGTATTCGGTCAAATATCCAGTAAAATTAGCAGGAATTGTATAAATTGCCATCATTGTTTGGTCATTACCTACTAAAGCTTGAGCGTAGCTTGTTGAATCATCTCCGCTAGCATGAATATTTATATTGCCAGATATATATGTACTATCGTTATTAAATGCTCTAAAAACCCTTGACCAAGTTCCATCTATGTTAACTTCTGTTTGACCATTTAAATTACCTGTCCAATTTTGTTGTAGAAAATTTTCATCAAGTCCTTGAACAACAAATTCTTGATTATCAATTGTTTGTGAAGATTTAATTTGTATACCTGTTCCTGAATCAGGAGGAAAAACATACTCTGTAGAACCGTCCCAAACAGTTTCTGGATCAATCCTACTGACAGAGTTAGAAACGTCAGGATTACTTCCAAATTTGTGAATAAAATCTGCTGCATAGCCAACTACCGCATGATAACTCAAAGAGCTTTCACCTTTAGGGCTCCAGTATTGATTACCTTCGTCCCAGATATAATTAAAATTAATATTATTATTTCTTGATGGAGAAACTTTATAAGCGTTGTTTATGTTTGGAGGTATTGGCATTTTATTAAGTAATTATGTTAAATTCACCTGTAGAGTCACCGAAATGTTTTGCTTCAATATCATGTTTATGTAATAAGCTAACAAATAAATCACACATTGGTTTTTCTTTTTCTACTCGTATGTGTTTTCTGCGATTTTTACCACCAACTAATAAACATGGAAGTTCATCGTGATTATGTCTATTTCCATCAGATATTCCTGCGCCGTAAATAATGTCTGTATTTTCTAGCAAGTTATCTTTTTTGAGTTTGTCAATAAATTCAGAAAATAATCTAACATTGAACAAATCAATTTTAGCAAGCGCTGCTAATTTTTTTTCATCTTTTTGATGATGCGATAAACTGTGATGACCTTCATTGACGCCTATTTCTCTATGAGGACCATTATAGCCATCATGTGCAGTTAAAAATGTTATTACGCGAGTTGTATCTGTTAAAAATGCTAAATGCATCAAACTATACATTAATCTAAACTTATCAGACTTTTGTTCTGTATCAAAGTTAAATTCAAAATTATTTGATAAATTAAATTGATCGCGCCTTTCTAGCTCTAATTCTACTTCACGAACAGAATACATATACTCGTCAAGTTTAGCTTTATCTTTTGACGATATATTGTGAGACAAAGATTTGCTTTCTTCTAAAACAAAATCTAAAATTGATTTTTTATATAGTTTTTTCTTTTGTTCAAGTTTTTCAACCTTAAACAATCTATTGAAAATGTCTTTAGGATCATACATGGACGCCATTGGTTGAGATGCAGACTTCCATGATAAATTGTATTGATACGCACAACTGTAGCCAGAATCACACTTACCAATAATTCTAGCTTTTGAGCCTGTAAATTGTAAACTGTCGAATCTTGTGACTCCGTTGTATTTATCTGCGAGATATTGATCAACAGATTTTCCAGAACGTATTAAAGATTCATGCTTATGTGCTTGAACACCAGTAAGAAAAGTTGCACAAGCTCTTGCATGATCTCCAGCGCCATCCCCATTTGCTCTTGCTTTGTCATGAGTCAATCCAGACAAGATGTGCATATTGTTAATATGATCTTGCATTGGAGACAAAGTACCAGGCAAATCAATTAAATCTCCTTGATAGCTTGGAGTCCAATGGTGCATATTGATTCCGTTAGGAACATATACTGCAGCAAAGCGTTTTACGTCTGGCTTAATATTTCCTAAAGCTTCTAAGTTTGGCAACATGAATGATAATCCTATGCCGCCCAGAAATTTGCGCCTATTTAACATCGTTTTTTTGTGCGTTGTGCCGTGCGACTTCAAGCTCTAAAATTCTAAGACGTTGATCTATTTGTTTCAAGTCTGAAGTATTACTTGTAATAGCTTTTTGTAAAACAGTCATTTCCGTTATTTTTTTGTCCATCTGTATCAACTGAGTTTGTATTTCTTTAAATTCAGTTTTACTTGGAAAAAGTGTTTGTAAATAAGCTAAAATTGCTAAGCCGATTATTGGTGCTATTTTTAAAAAGTTGTCCAGATCAGCAAATGTGATTTTTGGTTTGTTATCTTGTGCCATAGTATATTATTGTTGGTTGGACCCTAAATGTAGTATACACATATTTTTTTATTTTTTGAAAAATTTAGTATTATGTGTAATAATATATATCATGGAAGACGATATTTCAAACATAGATGATATTGGAATTGATTTGCCAGACATTCCCATGCCCGACGAAAACGCTCAAACTCAAGAAATTGAGGACGAATTTGAGGGTGCTTACAAATTTGCAATTATTGGCGTGGGTCAAGGTGGATCTAGAATAGCAGAAACGTTCTGGAATTTAGGATACAGAAGAGTTTGCGTAATTAATACCGCAAAGCAGGATTTAAAATATATCAATATCCCCGAGGACAGAAAATTGCTACTCGACCATGGTGGGGCAGGTAAAGATCCTGAAACCGCAGAAAGAATTTTCCAAGAAAACTCAGAAGAGATTTGTGACTTTTTTCGTGCAAAATTAGGCACAACATATGATCGAGTGCTGGTCTGTGCTGGTGCGGGAGGTGGCACAGGCGCAGGAGGAGCGCCAGTAGTATTTAAAATTGCACAAGAAAATACTGATGCCACAGTAGGTTTTATTTCTGCTTTGCCAACCAATGCAGAAGGAAACCAAGTGGCGAAAAATACAAAAAGAACAATGCAAAAAGTGGTTGAATATGCCAAAGATGGTATTTTATCACCACTTATTGTTTTGAACAATGAAAAAATAAAACAATTATATCCAGGATTATCTGTTAATAAATTTTGGAGTACAGCCAACAATAGTGTTTGTTCGCTGTTTCACTTGTTTAATAAGATTTCTGCACAAGATAGCTCGTATACTACTTTTGACAAGGCAGACCTTGACACAGTATTAAATTCTGGAATTATCACTTTTGGAGCTACACCAATCAAAACAGAGCAAGCAAACGATACAGACATCAGCAAAGCAATACGTGACAATTTAAAACGTAATATTTTAGCAGGTGCAGATATTTCTACTGGCAATGTAGCAGCTTGTGTGATGGTAGTAAATAATGAATTGATGGATAACGTACCACAAGAAGCGTTAGAACATGGCTTTGAACAACTTAACAGGTTGTTGGAAAAAGATAGTATGGTTCATCGTGGTATTTATACGTCGAACAAACCAGGAATTGCAGTATATACTGTAATTGGCGGACTAAAGCCAGCAAAAGAATGGTTTGACTTTGCTCAATGGGTTCCCAAAGAGTATGTCCAATAAAATTACATATGTTTGTGTAGCATTAATCGCGGCTGGTTGTTCGACTCCGTTGGGCAAGTTTAATAAACAAAAAGATGTTGTTACAGGCATAAGTCAAAATATAGACAAAAACAAAGAAAAAGAAATTGAAAGCGGCAGAACTTTTGTATATGCTGCAGATCAAGCGTTACAAAAAGATCCAACTCCTTCAAAACATTCACAAGTAGCAAAACAAATGACTACTCGTGGAATTACTGCCTTAGGGCCTCCACAAGCAGAAAATGCAATAAAGTCCACTAAAGTAGTAGACGACTTGTTATCTGAAGATCCAAAGCAAGAAAAAGAAGGTCAAAAGTTATTACAACAACTTGACTCACAGTTAGTCGCGGTACAAAATCAAAACAAACTGCTAGAAAGTAAATTATCTTCTGCACAAGCAAAATTAGAAGCTACCAATCAAGAAAATGCATTGATGGCTACTAAATACCAAAGCTTGATGCAAAAAGTATATTGGATTGTTGGTGGTGTAATATTAATCGGACTTGCGGGTGTTGCTATCAAAGTAACAGGAGTAATCGCGCCTTTTGCAATGCCAGCCTCTGGAGCTACTTCTACGCTGCTTAAATTAGTAAAAGGTATACAGAGTATCCGAAACGACCATCAAGGCGAGAAAAGCCCTATGCTGGCTCAAATAGACAATCATTTAAAAGGCAATTTAGACGAAAAAGATCGTTGGCGTATTAATCAAGCAAAAAAGAAACTTAACATGATATGATAACTTATACAAAAACAAAACTAAAAAAATTATTAGAAGCACAAAATTTTAGTGAAGAATGTAGTATTCACTTGAATGATAAGTCATATGTTGTTTTAGACACTGACTGGCTGAAAAAAGAAGCGTATCCAGCATATTATAAGTGGCTGTCTTTTGCTGGAGTTACTAAATGGCGCACAAATTGGGATTGCGATAACTTTTCACAAACTTTTAAAACATTTTTAAACATTCTCCATGCCCGCGAAAACTCACTTGCTTTTAAACAAACATTTAATTCTGAAAATAAAAATGCTACTGATGCAGAAGCTGTAGCTGTTGGTGTTATGTCTTATAATAATTCTGCAAGATCTGCACATGCAATCAATATGGTTATAGGAAATGATGACGAAATATTATTTTTTGAGCCAGACGGCGGCGATTATTTAAATTTATCAAAAAAACAAAAGGAAAGCATATGGTATTTAAACTTTTAAAAAAGATATTAGGCGTAAAGAGCAAAGAAGATTTACAAGAAGACATTTTTATCAAACCAAAATATGCTTATAAAGATTTAAAACCTAAATGATCAAACTTTCTATAGTAAGTGGCGGATTTGATCCGTTGCATGTTGGTCATTTAGAATTGTTTGAACGCGCGAAATCACTAGCCTACCGTCTTTTTGTCATTGTGAACAATGACCAATTTTTAATTCGTAAAAAAGGCAAGCCATTTATGCCATTTGCAGAAAGAATGCGTATTGTAGAATCTATTTATTGTGTTGACAAAGTTATACCGTGTGCAGATACCGATGATACTGTGTGTCGTACATTACAAAATATTTATGATAATCAAAAAAACACATACCAAGAAATTATGTTTTGCAATGGTGGTGATCGTACCAATGGCGAAAATACTCCAGAACATAAAATATGTGAAGAATTGGGTATAACATCTGTTTATGGCTTGGGGGAAAAAGTACAAAGTAGCAGTTGGTTAATAAGAGGGCGCTAAAAGCGCCCCCTTTGACACACTGTAACAATTACGAGCTTGTTTGGAAGTCGGGGTAAGCTGTATGACCATGTTCTAGTATGTCTAAACCTTTTTGTTCTAGCTCGCCATTGATTCTGACACCCAAAGTTTTCTTGAGGGCACCAAAAACAACAAAAGAAAAAACAAAAGCAAACACACTGATTATCAATGATCCTGCAGTTTGTATTAAAATGCTGTGTTCAGCACTGAAAATACCAACCGCGATTGTTCCCCAAACGCCGCAAATACCATGAACAGTAATTGCACCAACTGGATCATCAATTTTTAAGATTTTTTCTATTAAATCACTGCCAAAAACAAGTAGTATACCTGAGATTGATCCGATTGCACATGCAGACCATATAGAAACAACATCTGCACCTGCCGTTATACCTACTAAACCTGCTAATGCACCATTAGCTGTGATAGTATAATCTGGTTTTTTGTTTTTAAACCATGAAATAAACATTGCAGATAATACTCCACATGCTGCAGACAATGAAGTTGTAACAAAAACAAAAGAAACAGAAGCTGGATCAGCAGATAAAACACTGCCACCATTAAATCCATACCATCCAAACCACAACAAGAACACTCCGATAGCCACTAATGGCATAGAATGACCGTTGAGAGCGTTTATTTTATTATTTTTATACTTATCTGCACGCGCACCCAAAAGCCACGCACACGCTAAAGCCGCGAATCCTCCAAAAGCGTGAACTACAGAGCTGCCCGCGAAATCATAAAAATTCATATCATCTAAAAATCCTCCACCCCATTTCCATGCTCCTGCAATGGGATATGCTAATCCTACTAACAACGCAGCAAAAATAAGAAAACTACTTAATTTTACTCGTTCAGCTACTGCTCCAGATACAATTGTTGCTCCTGTGGCTGCAAACATTGCTTGAAACAGAAAATCACTGTAATATGTATAATCACCATATTCATGGGTTAGATTTTTAGTTGCATCAACAAATCCTATTGGACCGCCGATACTTAATATGTTATTAAATTCACCAGGATACATAGTATTAAAACCTACAAGCGCGTATGTAATTAACCCGATGCTTATAATAAACATATTCTTAAACAAAACATTGACGGTATTTTTTTGTCTTGTTAGTCCGACTTCTAAAGTAGAAAATCCTAGATGCATTATAAATACCAATAATGCAGAGATTAATATCCAAAGATTATCTACCATGAATTTTAGCTCAGTCATATGCAAAATATACTAGCAAATATTGTGCCAAGTGAATTTTACTGGGGTTTTTGAAGTTTTGCGTGTTGTTTTTTACGCAGGTTGCGAATCTTTTATTGCATTTGCTTTTTTTAGTCTGCGCCAAATACTCATACGACTAATGTTGAATTTTTTCCCAATTTCCTCATAAGTTTCGCCGTCTTGATATCTTTTAACTATTTCACGATCCTGGGCTTCATTGGTAGATGAAAATCTGCCTATATGTTTGCCTGCTGCCTTTGCCTTAGCGAACCCTATTTTTTGCAGTCGCTTTGCTTTAACAAAATCTTTATCATGTATTTTTCCGTGACAAACTAAACACAATGGTATTGTTTGAGTTCCTCCAAGGCTTCTTGGTACAACATGATGATTACATTCTGCGGGAGCGCCACATTCAAAACATTTATCTGACATAGAAAATAATATATTGAAAAGTTGTTAATTTCTACAATTAAACTCTTTGTAGTATTTCTTTGTATTTTTCTTGTAGTTCAGGGGTTATCATTTCATGCATAATTTTATTGCTTTTAGATTCATTTTCTGGACCCCACATAGGTTGAAAGTTTTTATAATAATTTAGTTTTATTATTTCTTCTTCTGTAGAAGCTAATGATACAGGCACAATATGATCTAAATGCCATTTTCCATAATTTTCCCATGTTATTCCTGAGTTAAATTGTTTTTCAAGGTGTGACATAAATTCTTCAAAAGAACAATTTAAAATTTTGTGTGTTTTGCTGTTTTTTTTGAATCCTGCATTTGTGATACTTACGCTAATGCGAGTTCTTATGTTGCATACTAACTTATACAAAGGATCAGATTGTCTTCTTTCTTTGTGCCATTTTCTTTGCTGCACCCTTATTTTTTCTCTGTTTTTAGGGTCAGCGTCATATTTCTTTCGCCTTTCTTTGTTTTTGGGATCAGCGTTATATTCCTTCATGTAGGCTAGTTTTGCCTCTTTATTTTTAGGATCGGCAGCATATTCTTTCTGGCGGGCTAGTATTGCTTCTCTTTTTTTTTGATAATATTGTTGTTTTTGTTTGCTGTTACATGATTTGCAGTAAGAGTTATAATACTGAGTATTTTTATACTTTTTACTTTTATAAAATTCACTTAATGATTTTTCTACTCCACACGTTTTACAAGTTTTACAATCCATAATTTAATAATATATTTAAAAATATGAAATTCTAGAGTATTCGCGGCGGGTTGTTTCCTTTTTATTTTTTAATTTATTTAATTGGTTTCTGGGGATTTGGGCTGGGTTATTTTTTTTGTTTAGATTTATTTGGTTTGTGGGAAACTCTAGTCGATATTGAAAAATAGGCCGTACCCCTGCGTAGCCCCACCTGACGCGTCAATTTTTTTGAAAAAACGGGGTGTGTTGGCACGGCACGTGCTCTGCGACGCACGAAAAAAAAATAAAAAAAAGTTGTTTTAGGTGTTGACTTTTTCCTCAATCCATGGTTTAATGTTTCCAGCGAGTGAGGGAAAGCCCACCGCCTAACGAATAAAAAAATGAATACTACGTTTGATAACCTGAGTTGTGAAGAGATCTTCGAGTTGAATGCAATGTGTGATGAGTGGCAGAATGATGCCATCGAGGCACAGGAGGTCGAGCTAGCTGAGCGCAAGCGCAAAGCTAATGCGGAAATGTTCTGGTTCACCCAAAAGCGCCGCCAGCAAGGCGACTGGGGATAAAAAAACTAAAAAAAGGTTGACTTTTAAAAAAAATCTGATATACTGATTCCCGTTATGAGAGATAATCCACATACGATGAACGAGTTGAACTCCCAGAAGTTCTTGGCTGAAGTTGAGTCTTTGGTGTGCGACGAAGTGCGCCAATACTGCGACGTTGAAGGTGCGGTTGAATGGGCCATGAGAAACGATTGGTCTGTTGAGGACTGCGTGAAATACTTGGAAGAATAAAAATAAAAGGTTGACAATGGACAATTTTTCTGGTACATTAAACGAAGTTATGGACGACTATAACATTGACCCCATCGAGGACTTCGCCGTGACGTACGCGACACAGGACGAGGTAGATTGCGAACGCGACATTCTTGGCACTACGCCAGATGACGATTGGTTCGACGAGCGCGACGAGAACACTTGCGACATGAGCGCATTGTCTCCCGCCTTCCGCGAGCTATACGACGAGTACACCGACGACGAGGAGGAGGATGACGACATCCTCTGACCTCGGTTGGTTGTTGACAATGGTAAGCGGAGACATTCCCGCCTTCGCTTTAGTAGATAAAAAAAATCATAAACTTAAAAAAAAGAATTACTATGTTTCCCAAGGTTTTGTTGAAGCTAATCAAGATAGGTTACAAGATGCCACGTACTTGCGCCACGGCGTTGACTGTAAGCAGTTGCTTGTTGTGGTGGACTAGCGCACAAGCTAATCACACACATAAAAATCATCAGTTAACTCATGAGGTTAAGGTGGTTGCCATCACTATACTAGCAGAGGCTAGGGGTGAAGGTGAGGCTGGTATGTATGCGGTTGGTGCGTGCATAGCGCAGCGAGCGTTTGAACGTAAACAAACACCAACAGAAGTTTGTCTTAAGAAATGGCAGTTCAGTTGCTGGAATGGCAAGAGTGTTAAAGATCTTGAGCATCTACTCAAGACACCACAGGCGAAGTACGCCATCACCGTGGCGAAGAACGTCAAGAGTTTGTCACGTGACTTCATTGGCTACGCTAACCACTACCACGCAACGTGGATGAAAAAGAAACCGTACTGGGCAAAAGGACAGAAGCCAGTCAAGGTGATCGGTCAGCACGCTTTTTATAAACTATAAAAAGTAGTTGACACACCCGCCCTCGGGCGGGGCCCCGCCGCGTTGAGACTGTGTCTCATTATCAGATAAAAAAAAAGAAAAAAAAGTGAAATTAACTCTTGACTTTCGGGCCAATCTGTGGTTTAATATACGCATGTTGAACGTGATAGACGCTCTAAATGACAAAATCGAAAAGGCGGTTGATGCCACGAACGAATTCATCGAAAAAGCGGTGGACTTTTTAGTCAACAAAATACCGTTTTAAGACTTGACTTTATCAAAAAAATCTGTATACTAGAAACCGACATGAGAGAAATAGAACAACGAAAAGAACTGAAACGAGCATGGGAAAACATTCACCCAATCGACCGCCCAACGTGGGAACAATTCAAACGCGGAATGTTCACACTACCACCAACACAAAAGGACAAAGATTTTCCAATGTTGGCAATCGCAGACCGCGAAAGGCGAGCCAAAGAATGGGCTGACCACATGAAAAAAAAGATGAAATAAAGTGTTGACTTTTGAAAAGAATTGTGATAGACTGTTTGAAGTTATGAGAGATAAGAATATGAAAGAAAAAACGGTTAAGGTCATGGGACCTTGGGTTGATGGAGTGCGGACAGTCAAAGAGATTCCCTTGAAAGAGTGGACAAGTTACACGCCATTAAATAGGCGCGTAAAGGGCGAATGGTTCCGAGTTGTGGAATGGTAAAAAAGTTGAAAAAAAGAGTTGACTTTTAGAGAAAATTGTGATAGACTGTTTGAAGTTATGAGAGAAAGAAAGACATTCTGGAAGGTAGTGTTCAAGACACGCAGAAACCCTGAGTTTACAGGCCAGCACATCCACGCAGGCTGCACCCGAGTTCACACCACGTTTCCCATCGAAACAAGACTAGAGGACATGGACAAACTGTTTAAGGCCGAGCAGTTCAATAACGAATGGACAAACGGCGACGTGTGGGAGGTTATCGGAATTGACAACATCTTCGAAGATCACGACTACTTCGGCAAATAATAATGTTACAAAGAATAATTGAGTATGGCAAACAAGCATCAATCTTCTACCTACAAAAAAATCGAGCGCAAAGCACTAAAGCTGGGCTTTCGTCTCGAGCCTACAAGGAAAGGCACGTTCTACTTTTCCCCAAACCCAGAGGTTACGCCGTACCTCGCTCACCCGAGCGAAAAGGCGATACACGAGTTGCGCCGATGGTTCAAACGCCAAGGCATCAACATCATGTAGGGTTCGATGGAAGGTGGCTAGGTTAATCCTAGCCGCCTTCCTAAATGAAAGAAAAAAACATTGTAATTTTGTCATCGCATGGGGCCCCGCCTCCCCAGCAGATGTCGTGCCAAATGTCAGCGATTTTATACTGAAAAAAAAGTTAATTTTTTGAAAAAAAGTTTGTTTTTAGTGTTGACTTTTCGGGAAATTGTGATATACTGTTTTTCGTTATGAGAGATATGATTACTTGTGAAGAGGTGTTTGAGATGGAGTCCGATGCATGGGTCGCTGGTGTGACCGTCCCGAACGGTTTCGACAATGTCGAAGACGAGGCCGATGATCGGTGCTGGTGTAAGTTTTTTGAGTCATGCCCTGAATGTGCTTGACTTTTTTTAAAATTCTGGTAGACTTTTTTTGTTATGAGTAATATGTACTATGTAATTGACGAGGACGGTTTGCACCGTATGTTTGACGTAAGCCATGACGGGCTTGAGGACGCGATTGAAGCTGCCAATGAAATTGGTGCTGACGTTATGTGTGAGCGTGACGGTGAGACCGAGTTGGTCTGGTCGTTTGAGGATTCTGGGTCTTTTGATGCAGACGAGCCGTGGGACGGCTTCAACTCTGACGCGGAAGCTGACGCGGATGCGTTGGCCAGCGCGGGCTGGGGTATGGATGAGGACTACGGCGGATGCTACGATTGCGAGTACTAATCGCCGTATAAAAATATTGTAATTTTATCATCACGGGGGCCCCGCCTCCCCAGCAGATGTCGTGCCAAGTTGCGTGTAAAAAAAATAAATAAAAATGCAAAAAAATGCTTGCAATTATCTGAAAGTGTGATATACTGTTTTCCGTTATGAGAGATATGAAACTGAACTCGTTCGACGAAATGTTGGCTGATATGTATCAGGTGGAGTGGGAGCTTGGCACTGCTGGTTTTCCGCGTTCTCACGATGGTCTTGAAAAAGCCATCAAGTTGGCCTTTGACAATGGCGCGTGCGTCACGTTCAAGGGTGAGGTCGTCTGGGATGATTCCATGGCGGGTTAATTTTTTAGTTGACTTTTTTTTAAATTCTGTTAAACTGTTTTTGTTATGAGTGAAAAGGATAAGCATATCGACTGGATGAATGAGCAGGACGCGGCTCTGACGCGTGAGGCCAAGCAGCACGACTTCGCTGGTGAGGTGGAGTTGGAGGAGGTCTACACAGAGGACTTCGGCTGGGCTGGTGATACTTGCTGGACTGGCGAGTAACTGGCACGGTTCGTGCTGGGGGAGGGGGGCCCCTGCCGATTATGAAATTTAATTTTTTTAATAATTGTTTACATAGTGCTTGAGGTTTTGTATTTACTATTTATTGATTTGCTATTTAATTGTATTGCAATTCGACCTACCAAGCTCGACGATTTTTTTGATCAAATTGTCCAGCAGTTATAACTTTGTCTGCAATATGTACAACCTCTGCGCTGGTTACGATTTCGTTGTTTGATTTATCAACGAAAGTTTCGTTTTTATATGGGTTGTATGTCACGCGCTTTTCAGCAGTCCAAACGTAGGCGGGTGCTTGCGTGAACCAAAAACTTTCTTTTAGCTTTCCCGAAACGTAAGCGTGCACGTTCTTTTTCTTTTCACGAAGTACGCGCGCACGGCCTGCGGGTTGAACATGAAAACGCGCATCAGTCAACGTAACTTCGCGAGCGTGTTCAATTACTTTTCCTTTGTACCTAATTGACAAACATTTTTTGTGCAAGTTGTAGTATACCTGCACCCTACCTTTTGGGGGGTGATCTAGCCACGTTCTTATCAAGTTCTTTTTACTCATTTTTTTATATCATTAACTACTAACCAACTACCGTAAAACAATGCTCCTAAGATAATGATATCAAGCGGCAACAGTCACCTCCTTTTTTTTGTGTTGCTTGATGCCGTGAATGCCTTTTTTCCTCAAGGCTTTTTGGGCTTCGCTGGCTTTGCTGCCAGCTTTTTGTTGTCCATGTATAAGCAAGGCAAAAGACTCTTTGCCCTCCCAAGCATGGCTGTCGTCGTGGTCAATCTCAAGGTTTGCCATAGTCGCTTCTTCTTCGCTCAAGAAAACCTCGGCACTTTTTAAGCCAAGCAATTCGATTTTCTCGTCGAATCTCCCGCCTTTGGATGCGGTGAGAATGAAATTGTCGGGAATGACGTTGACGAACTTCTCCCAAATGTGAAGGCTTTTTGTATAAGCGTAAAAGGTAATCTTCTTAAACTTCTCCGCAACCTCTTTCCATGCCTGAAAATAATCTGCCTTGAAAAAGTCGCCACCTATATGCACACGAAGCAAACCACCACGACGAAGGCCAGCGGGTAAACTGTCCGAGATAAGCTCGACCATTTCATCCTTGGTCAAATTCTTTAGCAAATCGAAATTGTGCCAACGCGCTTTGCGGACTGTGGGATAACGTGCCTCGTCCATAGCAGCATAACAACGAAACTCTTGGTTTTTACCGTCAGAAATTTTTCCTGTGGTTTTGTCTGCGCGTGTCATGCACACCGTGGCAGCGGGGCAAGTCCAACCACTTGGCAAGCTGAAATGCCAAATGCCTTTTAGTTTAGCGTTCTCAAATCCGAATTTTAGCAAGTTGTTTGTCATAACGGGAAAAAGTATAGCAGATACAGGGTTAGTTGTCAAACATTTTTTCTACAACCTCGCAAAGTTTTTCGACGTCCTCATCTGTGACAATTTTGTCGAGGTATGGATAATGCGGAGTGCGTTCGAGGTCATCAACCCATTGTGCAATTTTTTCTTCAATCTGTTCTCTCATAACGGGGAACATTATAGCACATTCAAAAAATAAGTCAATAAGAAAAAGCAGCAAAGAAAAAGCTTGACATGGGTGGGGGGCCCCCCTCAAAAAGTCAAGGAAAAAAATGAGTTGTTGCCGCGCCACCAGCAATAAAGCGTAAAATGTCTTACCATCCCTGTCCCTTGGGGGCGATGGAGGCGTGTTTAACTCGCCAACTCAAAATTAAAAATGGTGACAGGATTCATTGATTACCTGCATCTTTCGAGTCCTAGATCAAGTTCAGTGATCTCTACTCAAACCACCCAACAGTTCCTCTGCCACTTGGCCGTTGGTTCTGTTAAGCGTGCCTTAATCCTCTAGGCGAAGATTTATTCAGCCACACCTATCTCGCTCCGTCGAACGAGAAAATTTTCTGGGTTGTTTATAGTCAGCCCAGTCTGACTTGTTTGTTATGAGAGAACGGCTATCGTTGCGATAACCAATGCTACGGATAATAGGCCAACTTTCGCACCAAGTGCTTCTGATGCACCTAAAAATCGATCCACTAAACTTGGCTTACCTTCGTAAGCTCTCTTCTCTCTGTTGGACGCTTTGCCCAACTGACTGTCTTTGGCGAAACCCCAAAGCTGTCCTTTACCAGTTACCAACCACATATCGTTGTTGGTTGGCTTCACCACACGCACCGTTGCACCTTTGAACTTGTACAACTGACCTTCGCTTATAGCAACTTCTTTTCTCATAAAGTCCGTAAATTATACCAGAGTTTTTGTCGTATGTCAAGCAAAAGTTTTGTCCTGACACTCTTGGCACATACCAGATATGCCATACTCTTTGCGGGAAAGCTCATCCGCGAAGTAATTCGCGTCACCTCCGCACATCACACACAGTTGGTTGTCCATTGCAACCTTGCGACCACGGCCGAATAAAACCTGAGCCATGTCTTCCAAGTAGTTTTCCATTTCAACAGTCTTCATACTTCTCTCAAACAACGCGATAATTATAGCACACCTATTCTCCTATGTCAACCCCTTTTTTGAACTTTTTCTTCCTTGAGTAAGTTTTTTTGCTCGGCAAGGGGAATGAAGGGGGAGGAAGCGGCTTTCTTATCTTTTTGTACGCTTGTAGTGTTTTCATCTTTTTTTTGTGCGATTAACTCTTGCAAGTCTGCCAATACTGATTCTTTGCTACCTTTAAATCCAAACTCTTCTTTGATAATGCTGTAAGCTGAACGTCCGCGCTTTTTCATGCCAACTATCTCTAGTTTTAACGCACTGCGCAATGATAACAACCTAAAAAGGTTGATGTTGTCTTTAGTGTAAGCAATAAATCCCTCATTCATGTGAACAGTATAGCAGACTGACGGAAAAAGTCAAGCGTTAAAATCAGCAAAGAAAAGACTTGACATCTGGGAGGGGCCCCCCCGATCGTGTCAAGCAAAAAATCCCACTCACAACAAGTGTGAGCGGGTGCTTTGGGAATGTCCCTGATTCTACTTGCGGTAGAATACGTCGTTCGCTACTTGAGCGACCAAGATATTCTCGCGAGCGATGCGCTTGCGTCCTGCGCCGTTCGTGTCTTCAAACACTACAGACTTAGGAGTTGCGCTCACGTGCTTGGCGCTGTATACGCTCAAGCCGAGGCGAGAACCATCCTTCACCAAGAAACTGGTGAAACGACCTTTGGTGCGATTAAGCACGCTCTTTAGGTGATGATGTACCATATCAAAAAATCCTTTCGATTAATTGTTAATGACGTTGGTGGCGGGTAACTCATCTGCGGAAAGAACACCGCAGTGACCGTCAAGCAAGCCGTGAAGAGCTTGTGTGCGTTTGGGGAGGGCAATCAAGTTGCCTTTCAACTCCTCGGTGAATGCGTTGAAGAGACTCCAAGCATTGCGATCCTCGAACTCAGGATGGTTGGGCTTTTCCCATTGGTCGAGAATGTCCATCGCGTCGGTCTTTTTGCAAGCACCAGCACGATAAGCCTCGCGAACCAAGAAACAAGCCTCCTTGTCGGAGATGTCCGTGTTACGATAAGCGTCGAAACGCTTGTCCTGAAATGACCACTTGTCAGCAAGTTGGCCAATGGTGCGCGAAATGACCTGCGGCAAATCGCGGAAGATGTTCTTGGTGTGGCGTCGAGCCAATTGAGTCTCACCAGAGAACGATAGGTTGTCGCAAACGAAAACGCTTGCACCAAATGCGATGGCAGCAGGAAAACACTTGTCGTGTGCATTGCGTAGACCCATCACGGTGGAGTAGTCCTTGTTTGCCAAGTCCTGTGACTCGATGCGAAACAACCCGAAGTAGCGTTGACCATCACGGGTCAAGGCGTGTGATTCCTCTGCAATATTCATGCGAGAGGCGTTGAGAGTACGACTGACCTCATCGATCAAGTACTCGTGAGAAATTGGAGTCCAAGTCTCCGTGCGCTGGGGAGTGTTAACCTCAGCAACTTGCTCACGCTCTACTGCGTGTGCGCCACAATGTAACATTAGTCCTTTCATAAGTCCGATAATTATAACAAAAACTTTTTCCGATTGCAAGCAAAAAATTCAACTTTTTTTTGGCTTGGTTGTCTCAGGTAGCTTTCCCCTTTGACGCGTATAATTATATCACATTTGGAAAACATTGCAAGAAAAAAGTTCAATTAAATTTACACAGAAAAAGCTTGACAGGGGGGCCCCTCGAAAGTCAAGCAAAAAATATGTGTAAAAAAGATGTTGACACATGGCAAAAAGCGTGCTATACTGTCCTCGTTATGTCAGAGAATGCATATCTACAAAAGCCAACGCAAACAGAAGCGCGTATGGAGATTGCAGGAGTCGAAGGTACTCTTGAGTGGGTCGTTGACAACCTAGAAACACAATGGTGTGAAACGGACGATATCAGGCGCATCTTAACCTCTGCGATAAAAGAGTTGGAAAACGCTCGTACGATAAGCCGCGATGCGGAATCTGCAGAAAGTCTTTTAGCACACTTTAGTGCTTGACTTTACCGAAAAATTTGTTATACTAAAGAAGTTATGGATAACTGTTACCAAGTTATAGAAGAGGGCGGAACATTCCGCGAGTTTCCAAAGTCTCACGAAGGACTTGAGGATGCGATTGAATGCGCATGGGAAAATTGCACAGATGTTGTGTGGAAGCATAACGATGTTGCTGAGACTGTGTGGTCTATCGACGATGTCGAGATCACATGGAACGAAGATCAGTTTAACAGCGATGCCGAAGCTGATGCTGATGCGTTGGCAAGTGCTGGCTGGGGAACTGATGAAGACTACGGTGGCTGCTGCGATTGGTAGCCATTAACCGCGCAGTGGCCGAATGGTAAGGCGGGACTCTGCAAAAGTCTTTTGAGCTGGTTCGATTCCAGCCTGCGCGTCCATCATGGGTTGGTAGCTCAACGGTAGAGCAGTAGCCTTTTAAGCTATTGGTTGTGAGTTCGAACCTCACTCGACCCACCATTTTTTCTTGACATGCTGGGGGGGCCCTAGGGGCCCCGTTGAGACTGAGACTCAATAACATTTTACCAAAAAATTCCGCCGCTGTCAAGCAAATTATTTCTTTATTTATTATTTATCAGTTTCTAATTTACAATTGCATAAAAAAACTCTCACTTGGTCGTACCTGTATTTGGCCTGCCTTGTGAGAGTTCTATATATTTTAAGCAAATATTTGTGCTTTATTTAATTATATTTCATTTATTTTTATTTTCAATTATTGTTATTTATTATTTCTAGGTATATCCATACTAGTATACTACCTATTATTATCCAAGTGATTCCCAATATAGTTCCATTTCTACTCTTCCTCCATTACTGTCTGCATCTACAAACCATGCATCCACATGGATGTATTGATCGCATATAATAACATCTTTGATGTCTAATGTCAATTCTTTACTGTAGTCTTGATCTCGTAACTCCCAAATATTTTCAGATGAAAGATGATGTTCAATGCGCGAATTTACAATTAATTTATTTGCAATTAACTCGCCGCGATATTCATTTCCCAACGATAATATATCATTATTTGATCCAATTATTTTTATTTTGCATTTCATTGTTTTGTATGATATATATAATGTTTAGTACTTTCTACGCTGGTAACGTTATTTGATATTCTTTTTGCTGTATTCATTAGCTCGAAAAACTCTTCTGGAGTAGTGCCTGTATTATTTGGCAATAAAAACTCTGAAACATCTTTAACCCAATTCATAAACATATTTGTTGCTTTTAATTCTGATACATTTTTGTCTATTATTAAATAGAATTTATGTTGCATTATATTTGGCGACTAAGCGGCGTATTTGTTTATTTGGGATTAATCCTTGGATTCATGACCATCTTTTTGAGCCGCTTGTTTCTCATTATTAGTAGAATGAGGTTGTTTTGCGATAGTCATTGTACTATATATAATTACACAAGTCAAGCTAAAATTCAATAAAAAACATTAAATACTTTAATTAACAATTAAATTTTATTTAATTAAAAAAGATAATAATTAATTTTTTTATTTGCAATTAAGTTTTGCGGCAAGTTGTATTTTTACTGGTAGCAAAGTAAACTAAGTTACTGATTATCAATGACTTAATTTTTTTGGCCTTTTTTATTATTTATTATTTAATTTATTTAATTAATAATTAATTTATTTGCAATTAAATTGCGGCGAATGCGTAACTCATTGATTATCAATGCTTTAAATTTTTTTTTATTTAATTTAATTTATTTTTATTTTCAATTAACTTCGCGGCTTTCTAATTCTTTTAATTTATTTTCTCTTTTATTTATTTGTTCCATGAATTTAATTATTGCTTTATTGCTTCCTGTTATTACTCCATTGTAATAGCTAGTATAATCAATACCTATCATACATAATACCATTAAATAAAAGAATATATTATTTAGTGGATTATTGTCTAATAGATAATACATAAAGACAAATAAACCGAAATAAAAACAAATTTGTAAAACTTTAAAAATATTGAAATTAATTATCATTTAATTATTTTATTGACTTGTTGGGTAGATTATGGTAGAATACGGGAACTAACGGTATATTTAAATATATTTAAGTCGCGCACCTTTTTCACTATTTTATTTATTATTTTAATATTATTATTAATATTCATTTTATTATTGTATTTATTATGTATTCTATTCTTTGTATGTATTCTCTCTATATGTATTTATGTATATTAATAAGATAAACCATAGTAAAACAACAATAATAATTTCTAATAACAAAAAAGATATTTTGTAATTACTAATTACTAATTATCCAATATCATTGAATTTAGCAACTGTTTGTCCTTGTCCTTGTGCTAGTTTTTGTATTTCGTCCAAACTTTCCTTTACATTTTGGTGACTCCAGCGAGTCATAATCGTAGAATGTTCGCCGTATGGTTCAATACTTACAACTGTATCAAGGTTAAACAATATCTCTTGGTTTTGTCCTGCCGTATGTAATTTAATGAAATGTGCCATAGTTTTTTTAAAATTTTAATAAATGTTTGGTGTTACAAGTATATTACCATTAACTTTTTGATTATACATTATTGCTTCTGTATGATTGTAAAACATATTCTCTACGCTTTGTGTCTCTTTGTTTAAAACAAAGTATGTAAAAGTGCCATTGTGGTTATCTGGCAAGTCTGGTGCAATCATAACCTTGCCATCTGGTAAAAATGTTACTTTGAATTGTTGTGCGCTTATTGTAGCCGCGAATACTAATAATATAATTAATATGTTTTTCATTTCCAATTAGGGTTATACTTTTCTTGTAATCTTACCCATGCCTCTGTATATGTCTTTATCCACTTTTCTCTGTCCTCGTTTGTCCAGCAACGTAAACCTCGTCGTATATCGAATTGTGGTCTGTTATCTACAACGGTTGGGAATTGAGGGTGTATAATGCGTTGTGCGCGGCTTGGAGAGCATTTTATGTGCTTGTCTCGTATAAAGTGCTTGTACGCACTATCCTTCTTTAATTCTCCTGTTTCCAAGGCTAGGTGAATTTGACTGTCCCATTTACCTTTGATTGGTTTGTCGCAGACAGAGCAATTTTCTTTATTGTGCATTTTTTTTGTTTAATCTAGCAATCGTTTCTGCTCTTAATTCTGGATTGTCCCATTGTTGTGCAGGGTCATTCCAATAGCTACTCACTTTATAATCTCGTACAACTTTGTATTTTTCGCGAGCAATTTCTCTTTCTATTGTATCGCAAGTTGTTCTGCTTAAATACATATTACCACAAATCTGTTGGTGAATAACTGGTTAGTTCCTCGTAATCCATTTCACACTCAATGTGAATATGACCTTCTCCGAGTAAGTGTTCGTCCTCTGGTATGTTAAGAGACTCGCCGCAAAACCTGCATTGTGTTTCAAATGATTCTTCCATGTTCAAGAGGGCAATATTATATACCAATATACGGTCTATGTCAAGGATTTTTTTCGCTGAAAAGTGGTTGAACATATTCGTAGTTTGTATGTTTTTCCATTTTTCTGCCTTGTTTATCTATATAGTATTCTTTTTCTTTTACATGAATATTTTCAAAGTCCTTCCAATCGAACTCTTTTTCTAGTGCATTCATGTTGTCCATACCTACCCAAAACAAACCTCTGCCATCTTTATCATTGGACAAAGTGAGCATACCCAATTGAGCCATTTTATATAATAATTCTTTGTATGTCATTAAATGTGTTTTTGGTGATTGTAACTCATTGATTATAAGAGAGTTACGACTTTGGAAATTTAAAAAGCGTAAGTCTCTGGCATTCAAAGACTTACGCGATTTGTTATTTATTCTTCGCCAAATATCTCCATTTCGGAGTTATCATCTTCTTCAATAGTGTTTGGAATTGGAATTTGATGCAACTTTTTATTAACTTCATAAATGCTTTTAGTTAATTTAGCAGCATATTGCTTTAATCTTGTAGCATTGTTTTCTAATTCATGCAATTCCATGAGTATTACATCTACTCTGTCTTTCAAGTCATCTGTTTTCATGGTCATATAATTACACTAAAAAATGTGTTTAATTATGTAATGCGCTACTGCGAGCATAAGTATTGATGCTAAAATCAAACTTATAAATGCAAGAAACATTACCCATATCAAATCCCATTTTTTAATAAATTTAAATATTTTTCGCACTTGACCAATCTATGCTGTCGTAATTATCTCTGTAATCATCTGAAAAACAATTTCTAGGATTGTCGCCTTTGCCAGCAGTAGATTTACTTTTGCTTGGTTTAGATTTAGCTTTAGGTTTTACTTTGGGTTTTTCTGCCATTACATATTCTCCATTTCTGATTGAATGTACTCGCAGTAATTAGTAACGTCACGCAAAGAAAACGTATCGCTTTTTGAATGACCATTATAATTGTAGTGATAACCTCCATTTGTCGCAGGAGAAATGTAAACAATCAATTTGCTACTTGGCCAATTTCTCAAACCATTGTTATAAGATTTGCCATAAAAATATACTGACGCGCTTGGTCTGCTTGAGGTAATATGCTGATAACGTACTGTTACCGCACCATGCGGAAAATTATCAGTAGAAGTTTTTGGAATAACTTGGCTGGCAATATTAGGATTGCGTCTCGTTTTGATATTTCTTTCCCAATATACGTTTTTACTAATGTCTTTCATGTTTTTAAAATTTACCATCCTGCTTCTTTTTGAGCTTTCTTTTCCCACTTTTCAGTTAATCGCATTAAATCTTTGGTTAGATTAATTTCCATTTTGGTTGTGTATTGGTTTTTCCACGAAGCAATACTGTTGATAGTTCGATCAAACTCTCGCTTTACAAGAGGGATACTAATGTTTAATTCACTTAATCTGTTCATCGACCTTGACCTCTGTATGCTTTTTTATAGTTTTTGCTGTTTGGGTTCCACGAAGTTTTGTTCTTTGCGTGAACTCCTTTGTTGCGTTTTTTCTCGTTTAGAACTTGCTTGTTGTTACTTGTCGTTTTTTTCGCCATGATTGTATTCGTTTAAAAATTGTAGTGAGTTAAGTCGATCTTTTAAATCGCGTAGTAGTGTCTTGTAATATAATTGAGTATATCCATCGTTATGTGCGCTTTTAGCTTCAATAATCCAATCATCTACATTGATCGTAGAAGATGTAACACATTTATTGTTAATTTGCTGTTTCATAGGATAAGGATTTCTTAATTCTTGAAAGTATGGATGATCTTCGCGATTACTTTGCTGTTTCATAAAACTCAAATTTGTATTGATCTTTGTCGTTGTCTGTTTTAACTTCGTCTATTTTTACATCAAATGTAGCAATAAACAATTCATTTGCTTCTTTGCGAGTTTCTGCTGTTATTGGTTCGCAGATGCCATCTTTTATATAATTAAATATTTTCAAAGTAACTTTAGTTGATTTTTAATCTTGTTAACCGTGTGATAAAGTGAACTAAATTCTTCGCCATTAAGTAATGGTGCATTGTACTTGCCATTCGGAAAGTTGATATACATATAGTAATCGTCAATGTTTTCTTTGTAAACTAAATCGACTTGCACGGTTGTTCTCCATACGATACCGCGAGATACTCCTGCTTGTTTTTGGTAATCCCATTCGGTAACTACATCATTTTTGCCTTCAAATATAAACCAGACTTTTGCATCTGAGTTTTTTGATTTGATGTTTTCAAGCTGAACAGTAGCAGTCCCTTCTGGATAATCATTGTACTTTTCTCTTGAGATCGTCTTGAGGGAAGTCTTTTTGGTCTTACTGTTTTCGACCCAACGTACATCAATGTCTTTCATGGGGAGTATTATAGCAAAACACATATCAATAGTCAAGCAAATTATTTACCATCATCAATAGAATTTGAAATAAATTCCCTTAATTTTCTTGTGGCTTTAATTAATTGTTTTGATTCTTCATCCATTGCTTTTGCAGTAGCTTCGTCTTTTACTTCTTTTGATTCTTTTTCTAAATCAAGTGCGTAAGACATACATACATCTTGTACTTTATTGATTGCTTCGTTAATTGTCATTTTGTTTGATTAGTTTATAAAGTCCATTATTGTAACCGCAACCTTGGCATACGCTTGGTTTCTTTGACGGTTTTCTGTACTTGGGTTCGCAGTAACCACATTTTTGACATATCACCACATACGGTGCTAGTGGCATAATCACGTTATCTTCAAGCGAGTCAAACGTAGCCTTCTCTGAGCATCCAATGTCCCTACAAAGCTCTTTCCAAACCTTATCGTGCTTTGTGTACCCTCTGTTTAAAATATCCCTTGCATGGGCAATCTCATGCAGTATCGTGTCGAGAACTGCCTTCTTGCCATTTAATCGCACATACGGAATACTTAATTGTATTAAATAATCTGGTGAATCATAGCATATACCAAATGTAGTTTTGGAATCCATAAAGCTAAAATCAAAAACGTGATCTACTTTATGTTTTCGCATCATTTCTTTTGCTAATTTTTTTGCAGATTTTAAAGTCATTGTTCTTCGTGTAAACCGCGAAAGTGATATATTATTTTATCGTCAACTAATTTTCCATTCTCCCAAACGTATTTCCAGAAAGATATTATTTCTGCCAACTTTGCATCACCAAATTTTTTTAAATGTCTGCCGTATCTTCTTTTTGCTGTTAACTCTTTATCGCAAATTGTTTCGTAAGTGTGGTTTGTTTCATTAATGCGAAAAAGAAAACTGTAAATTGTATGCTTTTCTTGTAATGGTATTCCCTCGAAATCTCTTTCCCAAGACATTTTAATTAACTATTAATAATTGAGTCTGCGAGCATTTTAATTGATTGTGCTGCTTGTTTAACTTCATTATTTTTTTCTTCTAATGTAACTGGTATTTTTTCGTTCCAATATATTCTCTCTTGAAGTAATACTTTATTATCTTGCACAAACTTTATAAGAACAGAACTAGCATCGTCAAATTCTAAAACTAACTTACCTTGAGAAACGCTAACAAATTTATTTAAATCTAATATATCATTCCAACATTTAATAAAATCTTTTTCGCCCCAATCAGCGTCTACCGATTTAATCTTATCAAAAATTTGTTGTTGTTTACTGGTCAAGTTCATTGTATTTTTTTAGATAATCTATGTCTATTCGTAATGCTGCCATCAATTCATCTGCTCCTTGTTTCCATGATATATCTTTATCGTATTTTAGCCATTCTCTCTCGCTTTTCTTTTTATGCCCTATCTTTGAGTCATTGGGAGCAATTTCGCAGTCACTAATTTCTTTGTACTTTTTAATAAATTTTTTTAAATTTTCTTTACTCATCGTTATACTCATCGGGATTGTCCAATCTGTAAACGTCTATTTCTGTTAAGTTATTTTTGAGCCATTTGCGTCTTTGTTTGTATTTCATTTTACCAAAGAACTCGACTAAAATTTCTTTGCATTTATCTTCTGGTAAATTTGCTAATACAATAACTTCTTCTTTTTTGATCTCATCATAATTAATCGGTATTTTAATTTTCATAACTTGTGCATGAAATAAGGTGTTAAGTCTCCTACATACGCACTCACAACATTAAATTCCATATATTCGTGAGCATCTGTATAATCCATATTATCTCTTTCCATTAAGATTTTCAAGCATTTAGTGTAATCATAAATAACATTTCCTCCGCTTGCGTCGAATCCGATTATCGCGTCATCAAATCCATCGGCTGTTAATGATTCTGGATATTGCTCTGCTATAAAATTTAATTTTTGTTTTGTTGTCATTGTAATCTACCTCCTGCATCTAAAACATTTCTTAAAACTGAACTCTGACCTTTTCTACTGGTTACTTTTTTGAAACCATCATATTCATTTGGACTCATAATTTGTAGAGTACCAGCAGTTTTATGATCGTATATCATAGTTCCTTTGTATTTTTCAGTAACTCTTGGAGGGTTACTGATAGATTTTTTTATGTCAATTACTGAATATGCTTTCACTTTTCTGGTATGAGTTTTATTCCTACTGGTTTTTCTTCTGGTAAAAATCCTTCATCTGCTAAATAATTGATGATATACAACGCTTGTATTTCATCTTTGATCGCTGATTTAACAATATGAATTTCATAAGTGGAATCTAAATCGTAAACAATTAACTTCGCGCCATTAACTGTAATTACTTCACTCATCATTATTGCTTTCGAGGCAATAACTCCAATAGCGTGAATTGTCCTCTCCTTGTACTTTGTCCCAATACATTTCACGAACAACGCTAGGAGCAAAGTCACGCGAGCGGCAAAGGTCAACCCAATACTTTTCTATCTTGTGATAGTCGCGCTTGGAGGGAACTGACTTTTTCTTCCATCCGAGTAGTCGAAGAAAGTGAACGTCAAGACAAACAATGTCTGCCTCAAGCGGAAAGCTCATGCCAATAGGAAAAGTAGTCTTGGCATAACCTAACATAAAAACTTTTTCAACTAACCTATCGCGGAAGTCTGACCAACTCTCATCTTCTCTGCGATAAAAGTCATCGACGTTTGAATGAAACTGATCGAATAGTTGCCAAACTGCTTTGATGCGATTTGTGTGCAAGCCAACGCGAGCATCTACAATCTTGTTAGCCAACTTATCCTTGTCGAATAACCATGACAAGTCTTTGAGGAAGTTGTATCCACGCACATTGCTTTCCCAAGTAGTGTGTACCGACATAAGCGAAAACAACCAGCGACGAAAATAATCGGCGTGATTTTTTGGTTGAATACTTTGCCAATACTCGGTGTACTTGGCTACTTCATCTTTGTCGAGCGAAGCGACAAAAGAATCGGCGGTTGGTGTTTCGTAGCCCAAAGGACTAAACATACTCATTTGCAAGGTTTCATTCTCGTTCAACATGGGAGTAATTATAACAAATTTCGGTCTGCGAGTCAAACTTTTTTTTAAAATTTATTTATTTTTTTGCTTGTGGCTTTTTCTTCTTTTCTGGTTTGGGGTAACTGGTAACTTGTTCTTCGTTACCATTATTGTCTACTGAGTAGATTACTCCATAAACATCCTTTGCTGTAAGGGTAGCGTATTTGAACGCATCCTTGACTCCTAGCTTGGTGCTATATGCGCTTTGGTACTCGCCTTTAGCATCCTTTACAATATATCTAATAATATTTTTCATTTTGTTTTAGGGGAAGTGGGGGAGGTTTTACCCTCCCCCGATTTGTCTACATAACTATCAACTAACGATTACGAATACTTGATAAGAATGTCGTGAATGCCATGCCTTGATTTTTGATCGAGAATCCTACCACTTGAATCAGTAGGTAACTCTCCTGAGAGTTGATCGAAGTCAACGCCCAAAACCTCGGACATACACTTTACCTTGCGATAAATTCCAATTTCTTTGTACTTTAGGATTGCCCAAAGCGTATCAATATTGGTATCATTTGTCTTGCTAATAGCATCTTCAAAATTTTGAAGATTCAACTTTTCTGCTTCTGCTGTTGTTGTCATAATATTTTTATATAATTAATTTTAGTTTGTAATTGAAATATCTTCACCGATTACTACTCTTGAGCGAGATAGTGCCTCTTTATTATATTCTACCTCAAAGCCTAATTCTTCCACAATGTCCACAATTTCTTGTGAAGTTAAGGTTGTGCCTTTCATGCGTGATTGAATTTGCTTGACAGTAGGTTCTGTATTGTCCTCATGCTTGTTCTCAACATAGTTGCGAATAGCCAAGCGAGTTGCGTCACTTTCGTATGAATCATTATCCAATGAATCATTTTCGTAATCTTCTAGGTGAATATCACCGAGAAAATCTTCATCAGAGAACTCTCCTGTCGAATCATAGAAAGGTTGCTTGAGTTGCTTTCTGTCAGTAATCTCACCGACTACGCTATACTTGCATACTCTCAACTTTTGAAAGTCGCAGTCAGTAGGAACGCTAACAGCATCTTCTGGATTGAACTTGACAATCATCAAGTGACCGTCTCCGCTTGCCCAATCGTTTGCATAATCGTATGAGCCAATATGAAAACCGTATGAACAATGATTCTCACAATTATCATCGACATTTCTGCGAGGCATTTCATGGGATTGCCCAACACTATTGTCGAACTTGCCACTATACTTGTCCTTGTAATTTTGCGCTACACCTTTGTAGCCGATCACCAAACCTTCTTCATCAATCGGCATATCGCGCTTCGACAAAAAAGTGTAGAGTTGATCTACTGAATTTTTTGATGGATTCTTCAATAGGTTCTTGAGAAAATTGATAAAAGGATTTTTATCAGTCAAACCACTTTTCATCAACTCAAGTAGTTTGTCAACTACTACTCCATTGAGTTTTTCCTCTCCAAAGAAAACTTCACCGTCTTTAATGGAAATGTCTCCATCGGTGTAATCTTCTACTTGCTTTTCAAGGTCGAGATACGTTGTTACATCGTCGTATCGACCGTCCAACAAGCACTTGCGTACTTCGTAGTAGTTTGCATCGTCGTTGCGAACCGTGACAGGCTTGCCATCTACAAATAGCGTTACTGCATTTTCGCCCAATATGTACGGTATTTTGTTCATGTCGTGTATTATACTATCTTTCGTTGTTCAAGTCAAGCACTTTTTTTCTTTTGTGCTTGTAAAAATATGTTGTTTTGTTTATTGTACTCGTCTACCATTTTGATGTAATTAACTACATCTTTGCCTAATTGTTCATCGTGACCGTAACTGTAACTACTTACATGAGGAATCATTGGATACAAGTCGGTAATTCTCTTGCGATATGTCGTGATATTGTAATCTGACTTTGGTAATTTAACATCAAAGATTTTTTGTTTATCTTCTGTCTTGAGAAAGTTAGTCCAAAACGATAAATACTTATCATACTTTGTTTGCAATTCACTTCTGATATTTTTGAAGTCAAGCAACTTTACGATTCTATGTTTTTCATCTAACTTTTTGGCGAGATGCCTACCCAAGCTCGTCCCTTCAATTTCATCAATTTTATTTTCATACTTGCCCAACTCATAGATGTTGGAGATCGCTTGTAGTGCGTCTTTACCTTTTTGTCCTTTGAAGTGTTTTTGAACAAATGACTTGAAATATTCATCAAACCTTGTCCACTTTGACTTGTCGAGTTTAGACTCATCGCGAAATCTAAATCCATAAACTTTTACGGGAGTCTTTCTATTTTTGTTGATAAACTCTAAAGCATTTTTGATTTCTGCATTAAACAAAACAACTTCTGATGTATTGTCTGGTTTTTCTGTAAAATCATATCTCCACAATGGAACATAAATGCCAGAATCTTTTTTGGGGTCTATGTTGTCTGCATCTTGCCAGTAATCACTAGAATTGCTGCCAGTAGCACTATTTACATGGTCGAATATAAATGCTCCAATGTGAGATCGCGTTACGCCTTGAGTAGTACCTGACGCTTTATTGACTTTGGCTTTTGGAATATCCGACAACTTTTTTACTCTGTCTTTGTCCAAGAGTTGCCAATTATTGTGATCGCGAAAAGTCTTGCGATTTTTTTGTGTATCTATGTCAACAAAGTAAACGTACTTCAAATCAGAATCTTCATTGAACAAGTGTCTCATTCTCGCAGTCAAGCCAGAATTACTTGGAGAATCTGATTCAACTATCAAGGTATTGTCTTGACAATAAATGTGTCTATCTTTAGTTGGTTTTAATTTACCATTTGTATCGTTGATTTCATACCTTCGTATCTTGACATGAGGGTTGTGCCAGTTATTCAACGTGTGTGGAACTTCAAACCTTGAATCCTCAACCTTTACACCTTTGTATACAAAACAATCTTTGAGAATATCGCGCAAACTATAATCAAACGCATTGTGTATTTTTGCATAATTATTTTTTGCCTCCCATAGATCACCAGAGTTTTTTAATTTTTCTGATGCAACCTTCTGTAAGTCTTTGATGACTGATTGTGCCTTCTCCTTAATCTTCGCTTGGGTTTTTCGAGTGTATTCCAATGCTTCTCGACTAGGAGCAATAGACAAGTCGCCAATATCAAACTGTATATGGAGTTCTCCATGCTGTAATATACTTTGTTGATGTTCTGTTAAATTTTTGACAACATTAGCGTCGATTGGATAACCAATGTTGCCCATAATTGCGATTGCTCTGTTTGAGCGATATTGCCAACCGTATGACTTTTCTGATTCAACTATGTACCAATCATCACCTTCAAGAGTTTTATTGAAATCTTTGATTGGTTGATCGTTGCCAGTTACCTTGGGCTTGATTTTAAAATATTTAAATAAATCTAAAGCCTCTTTTTGGAAAGTGTGAACGTCATCTTCTGCTACTGCAATCTTGATTTCGATGCCACTTGGTTCCTTGGACTTTGACTCATCCATCTTGATAATCTTGCCTTGGCTAGTCTCATCAATTTGAGCGACATAAGTAGACTTGATGCCATTGTGATACGAAGTTACTGTAAAAGAATCACCGTATGCAAATCCACTTTTACAACCTATTCCTAGTTGTCCAGTAAACGCATTACTTTGTCTTTTAGTAGACTTACAATAGCGAACATAAATATTACAAACATCGTCGTGAGAAAGACCATCGCCAAAATCACGAACAGTAAAATGTGGATTAAAGCGAGTAGGCAAACCGACAGAAATCGGAGTACCTTCTTTACCAACATCGTTATGTGCGTCAACTGCATTTGTTGTATATTCTCGTATTACTGCGAGTATCTTGTTTGAATAAATTTGGTTACGCAATAGATCAATGACGAAACCAATGTCCTCTTGGTCGATACCGAATTGAGCTTCGTCAAAGTCGTGTGAACGAACCAACCTATGTGTCTTTTGTTCTGCAATCATGCGGATAATTATACTATGTTTTTACTTGCGTGTCAAGGGTTTTTTTAAATTTTTAAAAACTTTTTTTGTGCTTAATTTTATACTATAATTTACACTATTTTCTCTAGTATTCTGCAACCTTCCTCTGTAATTTTGCGCTTGCCATCTATGTCTATAAGACTCTTTCTAATCAAGTACATTTCATGGTCGCGTTGCAATGCTGTTCTGCTTAATCCTGTCTTGGCAGATAACATACCCAACGTGCATGAACCTACGCTTTGAAGAATTTGTAGAATTTGCTTTTCTGCATTTGTCAAGCCTAAATCGTTGATGCCGACTTCATTTTTGAGCTTGAAAAAATCTGCTTTGTCAAAGTATTGAATGCGATTTTTCTTGCAATAAGGTATAACGTGCTGTCGAGAATGTTTGACTGCATCCCTCGCATTGCCTCTGGTGATCTTTGATAACTCATATAGCGCATCATCTGAAAAATCAACATCTTTACAATTTAATTTAATAATCTCTGACAACTCCTTTTTGGTATATGGTTCAAAGTCTACTGTAATCAATCTGTCTTTTAGTGGAGCAAAAACTTTGTCGCTTTCGGTAGTTGCAAAAAAGAAAGATTGCTTTGTGAAATCGAACGTAAAAACTTGGTCATTTAAGTTGAAGTCTTTGATATGGTCTTGATCTGTATTGAATATAGTCAAGAACGCATTGGTTAAACCTTTGGGTAGTTCATGCGCTTCATCAAACAAAACTGTTACTTCGTTGTTGTAGATAAGCGGCAAAAAGATTTGCTCAAAAAAATCATCAACTCTTTTAAGTGTCGAGCAGTTGATCTCCAAAAAGGGACGACGAGAACCGTCAGTATTCTTGATTTCTTTTGCAAGTTGCTTGGCAAATTCTGTTTTGCCCAATCCTTTTGCACCAACAAAGAACAAGAACGGCATCCTCTTGGATGTATCATACGATTCTTTGTAGAATTGCAATTTCTTTTTGACTAAATTTTGTCCAACAAGTGTTTCAAACATGGGAGATATTATACCAGAGGTTGCTTTGGTTGTCAAGTATTAATCGTCGAAATTTGTCAAAGAATATTCTACCTTTGTAGATTCTTCTACTTCTGGCTTTAATTCAACAACTTTTGCTGTCATTTTAACTTGGTCAAGATTGTTTGTTCTTGCCCACTTTGTTGCAACTGGAATGTACGCATCTTCTTTACAAATTTTGTTTACATCTGATAACTTAACTAATATTGTAGATGCTGCACCTTTGGTGCGACCACTACCAGTTTTGCGCGGTGTTCCATCTTTGTTTAAGGTCTGCTTTTTCATAAGAGGGATGTATTATATATTATCCTGCTGGTCAAGTCAAGTATTTTTTAAAACTTTTTTAAACATTGATGCTTGGAGGATGATAACTAATTTTTAGTGGCACTTTTCTTTTTCTTCCTCGTTTGCTTTTTAGCTTGCCATTTTGATCTGTTATAATTTTACAAATATGATCTATTGCATCTGCACCATTGAATGTGCCTTCTGAATTGATTAATTTTTTCATCCAACTAGGACTGTAAACAAACTCTGGTAATCCATTCTTGAATTGTATTTTGCATTTATCAACTCTATCGTGACTTCTTACGCTAAATGATGCCAACCAAGATTTATGTAAAGGTTTATTTAAATTTTTAAAAATATGCTTTGCGCTTAAATCTATTAAATGTTGTACGCGATTATCTAAATTTACTTTTCCCATACGAAATGATTACAATTTTCTACGATTTTTGATAACTCTACCATTGTGAGTAGGTCGTTGCGTCCTGCTCGACGATACGTTTTATACTTTGCCAAAAAAGATTTGCGTACTGGTTTACCCATGTCAACTGCATTTTCAACATAATCAACCAAAGAATTTCGGTCAACTATTACAAAGCCGTCTTGGGTTTCAAAAGCAATATTGTCTGCTTCACCATAAAGCCAACCATTATTACCTTTTACGTTTTGGAATTCAATCCAAATCCAATCGTCTTGTGCGCTAGAATCGCTTCTGCTAGTCTTTTTTCGCGCTTTAATGTCAACAGACCATGTTGAACCATCTTCTCGCGTAACGTGCTTGTCGATATGCTTGTGCATATTTTCTCTACGCTTGGCATTTTTAATTGAAAGATTTTTTGATTCAGCTATCTGGTCAAAAATTTGCTCTGCTCCAAGTCCTGACTGAATACATTCACCAGTCTTGTCGTATTTATTTCTTTGTGTAATTAGGTCACTATTCATTTATAGTAATATTCGGATTTCTAATAAAGTCTAAAATTTCTTTTAATTGTTCTTCTACTTGAGGGTCGATTACCTTTTCCGATTGTTTGTCAAAAGCAATACTGACTAAAAAAGATAATATAATCAATAAAAGCGTTGTATTGAATAATGCGGTAGTTCGTAAACTATTTACTTGATCTACGGTTGATGGTAAACTTAATTTTTTCATTTGCTGTAATCCATCTTTTTTACCGTTATGTTGTTTTGCTTTGTCCATTCTTCATATTGATTCAAGATAATGTCTGCATGATGTTTGTCAATATTATAATCGTGCCAATGTTTATGAAACCAATCGTCACCTTCGCTGCCTACGCAATGTAGTAATCGCATACAAATTTCTTTCCAAGTAAGTTTTTCAAATTCAGTTTGTGGTGCTTGTTTCATTTTCCCAAATATCCGCTTCTCCAGTTTCTATAAATCTTAACAAGTCCCAAACTTTGTCCATGTTATCTTCGTTTACTAAATCTTGTGGACTTTTATTATCTAAAAATTGTCTAGGTTGTTGTAACCAATGTTCTATTACATCTTGTTCTGGAATAATGCCCATTTCACATATTTCATTTACTAAATTTACGAACGGGATTATCTGTCCATGTTTTATTTCTAAATTTTCTATCATGTAATAATTCGTAGTTTGTTGTTTGAGATTTTACTTGCTACTAACTCGCCTGTCGCGGCTTCGTATAAACGTGTAATTGTTTGGTCGCTCATAGTGTCGAGGTTGTTTCTAATATACTTTCTTAATTCTTGAATGTCAAGTTCTTTATGTTTTCTTTTTTTACTCATAATCTCTAAACCCTATTGCGTATGGAAATCTTGGTACTCCATCGGGAGTATATTGAAAGAATTTTATTGTAGCTAACTTGCCAATATAATCTTTTTTATTTTTTAATATTTCTTCCAAGTATTCAAAGTTACCTTTGACGTTTGAGTTAAAAGTCTTGCCGTCTTTGTTTTTACAAACAAGATGTTTAACTGTACCTGTTCTGTTGCCAGAACCTTCTTCAATGTCAATCACTTCAAATTCTTCGTCAATAAACTCTTTGCGTTTTAATAAATTCTTTGAGCGTTTATTTTGATATGGAGAATCTGTAACCCTTACCATTTGACCTTCAAAACCATCATCCAAATACTTGCCATAATAATCGTCAAGATGCTCTTTATCTTCTGCTTCAAATGTAGGCACGGGATGAATGCAATCGTATTTTCCATAAAACCACATTATAATTTCGTTGAATCTTTCTACAAAAGAATCGTTTTCTCTAAAGATTACATTATCATCAACTGTTACTACATCTTTGACAAGTTTAGTTGTTCCACTTATTGATGCAATTACTGGTGCGTCATAAATCCAATATTCAATTATACTTTCTGCTTCTTTGCATCGCTCATTAAACGCATCAACTTTTTTAACAAATGAAGTATCAGTATCATCTTTGGTGCGAACTGGTTTTTGTTTGCGAACCAAACTTGTAATTTTATTAAAATTATCTCTCAATTTGTGATTATATAATTCACCGTCAAGAATAGCATAAGGATTATCTTTGAAGAATGCTTCAAGAGATTTTATAATGTGCGGTATTGCATCAATTTTTTTACCATTTCTTGTGAATGCCTCGATACCATCTTCTGTTTTATAAACAATACAACGAATACCGTCTAGCTTGGGTTGAGTAATGACAGGGTATTCTAAATTGTTTTCTCTGTCATCAAACTTATCTGCAAGCATAGGTTTATAAAAAGTCTTTTTGGTTTGTGCTGACTTTAATGAATCAAAATATTCACCAGACTGTTTTATTGTCCACTTTGCTTTTGCTTCCGCGAGTGCTTGTTGTTCTGCACTTGTTTCGTTTGCCTTGCCAACATTCTTTGGCGAAGTAACAGTTGGTTTATTGATAACAATTTTTCCTCCAACTGTTCCTTGCTCTGTCCAAAACTTGTTGTCCTCGGCAATGATAGTCCATTGGCGAATTTTGCCAGTAGTGTCTTTTTTGTATAGTGTAGGTAGTTCTGTACGCATCAGAGAGTATTATTACATATCCGAAAGTGAATGTCAACAATAAAATTATCGACCATAAATTTGATTAAAACTAGGATTTGTTTTATTCTTTTTAACTGGTTCAATTTTTTCTTGTACTTTAGTTTCAACAACTGATTGAGGTTCTGGCTCAACCTTTGTCTGCACTTTGTTGACTGTTTTTTTCTTTGCAACTGGAGTTACCTTCCACGTTGCATCAATGCTTGGTTCATGCCCAAGTATTTTAAATATTGCTTTGTCTTTTGCTTTAACTTCGCACTCCCACTTGATTGCAAAAGGTATGCCATCTACATTATTAAATTCTGGAATATCTCCATCTAAATAATCTGCATGGCTACGCTTTTCGCTTGGAGCATCTGACTTGCCAATCGACCAATGGAAAACTGGCGTTGTGTTCCATGTGTGATAAAATGCTTGCACGTTTTGAATATCATCAATTTTTTGTCCATTTATCTCACTAGGATTGCACTTGTTGTGAAGATTGTCGTATGTCAATGGAAATGGATGATTGTATGTTTCTCTAGTATAAATATGAAAGTATTTAAATAAGTTCATACAATTCCAGCAACCTTTGTCCTCGTTTTCTACAACAAGACGCTTTTTGACTCCATCATTTGTCTTTTGGAATCCAGCCCAAAATCTGTCAACAATTTTTTTGAGGTTTTCGTCGGTTGGTTCTTTGGTGCTTGTGCTTGGATGTATGTTCATGGGACAAGTATAATCTTGTGGCATTTTCATAGTGTCCAATACCCAAGCATGAAAATTTAGTTCTGTAACTGTTTTGTTTACAACTTCTGGTTTTTCACTTGCCAATACGTTGAATTGGTCAGGATGTATTGACAAGCTAACGTCTAGGTCTTTTGCGGCTTGACCTACATCTGCTAAAGTTGATTTGATTGATTCAATGTCTTTAAGATCGTCAACATTGATTTTGAGGGTAGGGTCAGTAACAAGGGGAAATAACTTGCTACTGACCCTATAATGATTTATTTTATTAGACGAGCAATGCTTTACGATTTGAAGTGTAGTCTTGGCATTGTGTAGCACTCGCTCGCTCAACTCGTTCATTGCGAACTCTCGACCTTCTTTTGCGGATAGATCGTTGAAACGCTTGCGAGTCATTGCTTTGAAGGCAATGCTCTTGTCGAAGTCTTTGAGAACTTCGCTGATACAGACTAGACCATAAGTAACGCTCACGCAAGTATATTACTATACATTGTTGTGTTTGGCAAGAAAAAAATTAATCTTTCTTTTCTGCTGTTTCGTCTGGCAAGTCAATCTTGTCTTGCTGTTGATTTTGTGCGGCTTGCGCTTCTGCTTCGGCCTTTTCAAAATCTTCCTTCATCTTGGTTAGTTCTTCTGCACTTGCATTATCTACAACTTCTTTGGCTCGGCGTGTAGCTTCACCAGATAGAATTTGTACTACTTGCGCGAAAGGCACGTTATTCAAGATATTATTAGCGATCTTGACCTCCAACTGCTTTGATTCTTCTAATGTCATTTTAGTTAAAAAATAAGTTCTTTTGGTATTATATAGTAATATAATAAAAAGTCAAGTCCAATTTTTAATTTTGTAACCCGATCTCAAACAAGATTTTAGTACACCTTTATTCCACGAATCTATGTATGCAACTCCCTCTGTAAAGCCTTGTTTTTTGTAAAATTTTTTTAAATTTTGAATCCATGCAAATGATAGATTTTTGTTTTGTCTATTGTATAGAAATTTTTTATCAACTAGCCACTTGGATTGGTATATCTGATGCGGTTTTAGCTTGACACTTAAATCGTAGTCTTGTATAATGCCAGATTTTGTTTGCCAAGCCCAACCTATAAAACTATAATCTTGAATTAAAATATTAATATCATTGCCATGATTTAAAAATTTATAAATATTTTCTATATTTAATTTCTCGTTCCAAGGTATTTGATTATTGAATGATAAAATTAGTTTATTTAAATTTCTTTCTATAAAATTATTTTTTATTTCTTGAAGGTTTAACCATGACGTATTATTTGGCAACTTTGTGTTCAAATTTGGACTTTCCAAATCTAAACTAATAAATACTCTTTCTTCACTTGATTGCATACACAAAAGAATTTGCAGAGTCTAAATCAAAATTATCTGTCCAGCCATAGCTTTTTTTAAAGTATTTTTTAAAAGTATTTAAAACTTCTTTTTGATATGGACTTGCTTGGCAAACTATAACTCCATCATCTTTTAAGCATCGGTTTATTTGATTGAATAATTGTTTTGATCTGCTGCCAAACACTTGGCTTTCTTCTTCTACTGCTGAGTCAACTAAATCTATAAAAATTATATGTTGAGAATTTTTTCTTAACTTTTTTATATTTTCAAACGCATCACCAATAATAATTTTTACTCTTTCGTCTTTAAATGATCCTTTGGATAAATGTGATAAATATTTTTTAGAAACTGTAATTACTTCTTGATCTAATTCTAGTAATTTTATTGAACGAGGATTTATTTTTAAACAAGATTTTAATAATCCTCCGTCTCCACCTCCTAAAATTGCTATATTTGGCCTTTTTGCGTTCAAATTTGAAGTTGCAAGATGAACCATTTGATCGTGAAGAAAATCTGCATTACATTGTAATGCCATTAAATCGTCGTTTAACTCTAAACATTTTCCTACATTATTTGACAACTTGACAATCCTAATTTGTTGTCCCACTTTGCTTGTCCTTGAATGTATTTCTTGTATGTCGTAAGATCGAAACTCGTTATCAAAACCGTGTATCTTTAGGTAATTACGAGTTTTGTTTTGTTTTCCATCTCTCATGTGCCGCTTTTACTATTTTGTTTGCACTTTTTCCATTCTTCCATTCGCCAACTTTGACCGTACTTGCGCGATCAACTTTGTATATTCTGAAGAAGGATTTATAAATTTTTAAATGACAACTTTCTATGGCTTTTAATGTATTATATTTGTCTTTCGGTGACCAATGTGGTACAGCAATAATTTTATAATCTATTTCTTTATTATCTTCAAAGTCTAAAACTCCTAACACTCTGCATTTTACCAACGTGCCAGTATCAATAGGGTCGTGGTTAAAAATTAAAACGTCGAGGGGGTCGTTGTCAAGCGCAAATGTTTGACTGATAAATCCATAATTTATAGGGTAGGCTAAAGAAGAAACTAAACATCTTTCTAGCTCAAATATATTATACTTTTCATTATACTCATATTTAGTATTTGCTCCCTTGGGTATTTCAACTATACAAGAAACGTGTTCAAAATTATCTTCTGTAATACTAATATCATTTACTAGATTCATTTATTTTTTTTATTTTCTCAGTTGCGCTCGTAAGCTCTTTTATGATGATATCTTCTTTTGGCTCGTTTTCTAGTATTTGAGAACCTAAAAAATGTAATTGAGAAATTAATTGAGATAAAATGCAGTAAATTTCGTGTTTTTTCACTTTTATATTTGTGTAACTGGGTGTTCGCAATATGGACACGCAAGTTTGGTGGATGCTCCGTTGACCCATCTGAAGGGGTTCGATAGTTCTTTGTTGCACTTTTTGTTTATGCACTTATAATATTTTTTAGGTGATCGTGATTGTTTTTTCAAAACTTCAAGCATATCGGGTTGTATATTTGGCTCAAAGTCGTTCATATTTAAGGTTTATTATATCTGTTTGGCTTTTTATCTTTTAAATATTTGACAGACGTTAGTTCATACCCAGCATCTTTAACAATTTTTTTCATTTTGTCTGGATGAATTGGCGCGAAAATAAATTCTATTCTACACGTTTGTTTTTTAGAATCAAATTTAAGTTTTTTGATTAATTTAGTTTTTAAAAAACCATTTTTAATTCCTATGGCGCAAGATGGACAGACGAGCCCAATTATTTTTAGTTCTACATCTGGACTAAAGTTTTCTTCTTTAGCTTGCAAAGTTGTGGTTAGTATCCAACCAAAGATTAAACATACAATTCTATATACTATATCAAACGTATAAGATTTATTCATAAATAACCTCATAATCTTCTATTATTGAATTGTATAAAAGTTTATCGATAGCAGCTTGAATGTTTTCTTTTATTTCATCATCTTCTGCTTCATCAACTTGTATTTCAATATATCTGCCAATACTAATTTTTTTTAAATGTTTGATGCCAATTTTTTCTAAATTACTTTTTACAACAACGCCTTGAGGGTCAAGCGTATTTGCCTTGGGCCTCGTCATTACTCTAACTTTTTTAATCATTTGCCTTCTAAAAATAATTGTTTAAGTTTTTCCAACTCGTCTTTAAAAATATACCAATCCCAGCCGTCATTGTCTGTATTTGGGTCTACAAAACTACGCCTTACTTCTGATCCTGCTGGCCCGCCTCCTATTTTTTTGTCAGTACACTTTTGCATTTCTATTAACAAATTTATTTGTTTTAAAGTTTCTTTTGGTTTGTCTCGTTCAAATTCAGATATATTCATTTTAATAAATTGTAAATGGTATTTTTGACGTTAATAAATCCCAAACTATTTTTGCGAGTAAAGCGAATCCTCCGCCAGCAATGGTTACAGCAGCGTCTAATTTGTCAAATTTTCCATAGCTTTTGTAATCATATAATTCTTTGCCTATGCCAATAATACATAATATAATCCAACTGTTTGTAATTGCCATGACCAAGCCGCCAACTGTAAAGTGCATAAATTTATCTGCACCAAACTGTAATAAAAAATTGTTTAATTTACTAGACATTAGAATTTAACTTGTAGTATATTTGCTTCGATCTTGCTCACATCTTGAGTTGATTTGTCTTTTGGTGTTATTTGGTGTTCATGCTTATGCTCTGGTAGCCATTCATATTTTACACCGTGACAGCCAATCAATCCAAAAGCTATGATTAAAAGTAATAAAAATAAAAATATTCTTTTATATATTGTGTCTGGACTCATTTGATTATTCTCCGTAAACTGTTGCGTGACCTTCTTCTAGTAATATTTCGTTATAACTGGGAAAACTTGCAGTTAGTATATCTATACTTTGATATAATTCTCCAAGTAATCTTCCATATTTGCCTTTTTTATCGAGGGAAGTTTTAACAATAAATTCATTTTTACCGTCTTTGATAAGTTCTTGTAGTCGGGCTTTTGCGGCTAATCCTTTTTTCTTTTCTTCTTTGTCTCTTGTGCGACTTTCTGGAGCATTGATACCTTTGAGTCTGATACGCTCTTTGCGAAAAACAGAGAATCCGCAGTCTATCATTGCGTCAACGGTGTCTCCGTCTACTACTTTAATTAATTTTGCTTTGTATTCGTACATTATATAATAACTATTTTATTTGGCCAACTTCGATTATATGCGGGTAAATCTGTCCATCTAAAGAAATCTCAGAAGCTATCTTTTTCTTTTCGTCTGAGCTGACTACCATGCACATACCTACTCCATTGTTGAAAACAGACTTCATTTCTTCATCTGATACTTCTCCCCATTGTTGAATTAAGTCAAATATAGCAGGGCGAGGAATATCATCTTGCCATTCGACATCTAAACCTTGCGGAAGTATTCTGTTTAAGTTGCTGTATCCTCCTCCAGTTATATGAGCTACGCCTTTTATTTTAAATTTATTTAAAAGATGCCTTAGTCTGCGCACATATATTTCAGTAGGTTTTAGTAGATCATCAATATGTTTTTTAATATCTTGTTGGTTGGACATTGGGTCGCCCGAATAACAATATTGCCTTCTTATCTGCACAATCTTTCTTATCAAAGTGTAGCCATTACTATGAAAGCCGTTGCTTGGAAAAGCTATTACATGGTCTCCACTTTTAATGGTGCTACCATCAATGAGATCTTTCTTTTTAACGATGCCCACACAAAAACCAGCTACGTCAAAAGTTTTACTAGAAACTAATGCTGGCAATTCTGCTGTTTCGCCACCTATTAGTGGTATGTCATAATCACTACAACCCTTCTTGATTGAACGTACAACTTCAAAAAAGTCAAGCTCATCTATAACGCCAGAGGAAAAATAGTCCAAAAAGAAAAGTGGTTTTGCTCCTGTGCATATAATATCATTAACACACATTGCAACACAATCAATCCCAATACCTTCTAGTTTATTATATTCTTGAGCCAAAAGTATTTTGGTTCCAACTCCATCGGTAGATGCTACTAAATAATTTTCGTCGCATAAATCGTACAAACCAGCAAATCCGCCGATGTTGTCAACTAAACCAGAAATACTTTTAGTAAGTCTATCCGCTTTGGCTATATCTACTCCTGCTTCTTTGTATTTATACATTATTTTTTCTATTTATCTCTCTTTCTTTCATTATATTGTCTACGACGTTCATTACTGTCTATCTTTCTGTCAAGATTTTGTTGACCAGATTGAAGTTTTTCTAGTCGTTGAAGTATATATTCTCTTTTTTCTTTGTCTTCAACTTTGTCTAAATATTCTAAACCTTTTTGGATTATTCTAGGGTCTATTTTTGGTCGCCTTGAAGGAACAGTAACTACATTTGCTTTGGGAGCTTGTGGCATAACTTTGACTTCTTTGCTTTTATCGTCTTTCTTTTTTAGAATCGTGGGAGTTGTTTTAAGTGCTGGTAAAGTAACTATTGATGGTAGTTTATGGGTGTCGAATGATAACATTTCAGTCACACCATTATTATCAACTTTTACTAATCCTCTTGCCACGCTCAATAATGTAACGCCGCTATCAGTTCTTCGCTTTGTAGAAAGAGTTAAATATCTTTTTGGTATGTCCTTAGAAAATAAATAAACATTAGTTATACCTCTGCGCGTAATAATTCCAGTAAGATTTAGCTTAACTGGTGGTTTCGCAAGTAGTGGCGGAACTTCTACTTTACTTGGTACTTTGTCTAGTAAAGCAAAAGCATTTCTTTTGTGTATTTGGTCGTATTTGCTTTCTGCATTCACAGAAGCCGTCAAAACTAAAAGTATAATTAAGTATTTCATTCTACTTCTGAATATGTTATGGAGCATCCTTTCGATGATGCAGTAATTATTTCTTCTACTCTCATATTGACTTCGTTTCCAATGGGGCTAGATTTATCTACCATTTTGTACACTTCATCCAATGCTTCGTACTCAGATAAGCGATCAAATTCGATTGCCACTAAACATTTAATGCTTGCTTTCATTTAGTTATTTAAAATGTTTGATATGTTGTTGGCCAAATCATTGAACCACTGTTTATCGCGACCTCTTGTAGTTTCTGCCGCAGTACCTATTCTTATACCACTTGTTTCTACAAATGATCTTGGGTCGTTTGGTATTCCATTTTTATTTACCGTGATGCCATTTGCTTCTAGTAAATCTGCCGCTTCTCTACCACTATATTGATTATCAGATAAATTTATCAACATCAAGTGGCTGTCAGTCCCGCCTGTTTGTACTTTGATGCCTGTTTGATCAAATACCGCACACATTTCTTGTGCATTAGATATTACATCTTTAGAATATTGTTTAAATTCTTCGGTTGATGCTTCTGCAAATGCTTGAGCTTTAGCTGCGATAATGTTCATTAACGGGCCACCTTGAGAACCTGGGAATATAGCTGAATTTATTTTTTTAGTATACTCGCTATTATTCCACAATATAATTCCTCCTCTTGGCCCTCTTAATGTTTTATGTGTTGTGCTTGTAACAAAGTCTGCGTACCCTACTGGATTTGGATAAACGCCACCAGCAATCAAACCAGAATAATGTGCCATATCTACTAAAAGAAATGCTCCTACTTCATCAGCGATTTCTCTAAACGCTTTCCAATCAATTACTCTAGGATAAGCACTAGCTCCAGCTACAATCATTTTTGGTTTACAATTTAGAGCTATATCTTTTATCTCATTATAATCTAACCAGCCATCTTGATTTACTTTATAAGAGTGTGACTCAAAAAACTTTCCAGATATATTAACTGAAGCTCCGTGAGTTAAATGGCCTCCGCTGGCTAAATCCATGCCGAGTATTTTATCATGTGGTTTTAAAAAAGCAAGATAAATTGCAGTATTTGCATTTGCACCACAATGCGGTTGAACATTTGCATAATTACATTTATATATATTTTTTAAATAATCAATCGCAAGTTGTTCTATTTCATCCATATGTTCGCATCCATTGTAGTATCTTTTTGACGGGTAGCCTTCTGCGTATTTATTTGTAAATATACTGCCACATAAATCCATCACAGCTTGGCTGGCAAAATTTTCGCTTGCTATTAGTTCAATAGTAGTGTCTTGTCTGGTTTTTTCTTTATTTAAAATATTTTTTATATCTTCAATCATATATTTTTTAAATTGGTGGAGGCGGCGAGAGTTGAACTCGCGTCCATTCATGCTTTATTATAAAACTTCTACAAGTTTAGTTTATTTTATATTTTCTAGAGTCTTACTAGATAAACAAACTCAGACTCTATATTTGGTTTCTTGGTATCGTCCAGAACTCCAACAAACAAACGCGTTTCGCAGCGCGTAATATTAAGCCCGTTGTACCTACGCGCATCAGCGCAACGAACTTGCAGCGTTAGGCTGCTAAGGCGAAGGACTCGACAACCTCTTCCTTTGCAGGAAACTTCACAACTTTAGAAGTTGCAAAACCGCGCTTTGCGGAAGCGACCAAGTCTTTGGCCATTTTAACTACGTTATTTTCGGCAGTTATACTTTTTGGAATTTTTAAAGTAGGTTTCCACTACTACTTGCGGCTCCATCTTCCAACATAATGTCGAAACCAGAACGCCCCCATAAATTATATTACACTAACCAAACCCATCAAACCCATTATCTCCGCCACTTTTCATCTCGATATAAAGATATACTAATATTGGGCCAATAATGTAAGACCAGTCAATTTCTGCTAAAATCATTTTTAAATTTGGTACCGATGGACGGACTCGAACCGTCACTTTCTTAACGAAAAGCAGATTTTAAGTCTGCCGTGTCTACCAATTCCACCACATCGGCAATATTGTAAGTTTTTGCATTATCGCGCACCTCGTATAGAAACTTACAAAACTATCTTTGTTGATGCGAGTTTAAATTGTTTGTAGATTTTTTGTCGCATCTAACCTCTCGTAATGGAAATCTACAAAAACATTCTTTTTTAAGGTTAGTCAAATTGTACAAGTTTTTGTGAGAACATTCATATCGTATAGAAACTTGTAAAACTATCTTTGTTTATGAATGTACGAATTTTGTTCGTCGGTTGATATTATATCACAGTACATTTTTTTGTCAAGTATTTTTACCATTTGTGTATAATGTTTGCCATAATAAAAAAACAAGTAATTAAGTTTACTGTTATAATAAAAGTTCTTAGAAATAAACTTACCTGAGCTTCTTTTAATGACAATATTGGTATATTTGGTTCATCTTCATCAGTTTTGCCAATGCGATGATCTACCGTTCTGCACCATATTAACCATAATTTTTTTAACATTTTTTTAAAAATACAGGTTCTTTGTTCCTCCTTCTACATCGTGATGAGAACCTGTAAACAACATCCTTTTGTTGTAGAAGTGTAAATTGTGTAAGTTTTTGGAGATACTGTTATCTCGTATAGAAACTTACAAAACTATCTTTATTGACAACAGAATAATTTTAAAATTTGCAACAAAGATTATTCAAATAATCATCATACGCTTTTCGCGATATATTAACTGCGGCCATTTCGTGAACATTTGCTTCGAAGCCGCATTTTTGACATTTAAAGTCATCTTTGTTGCGGTTTTTTTTGTCAGTATGTTCACATTTAACGCATTTTTGCGAAGTGAATCTTGGGTTAACTTTTGTGATAGGAATTTTGTGGTCTTTAAATATCTCGAACACAATCTTCTTTATTTTATCTTGTCCAAAAGTTCCAGTTTGCGCTCCAGTAGCAATGTCGTCATGCGCGTATCCCATTTGATTGTCTTTACAATATTGAATGAACTCCTGTGTAAATATCTCTTCTTTGAAATATTTTCTAATTGCTTTTTCTAGTTTTTTATGAGTGCTTGCCCATTTGACTCTTATTTTTTTTCGATGGCTTGTTGTTGCATTATTTTTAGCTCTTTCATTAGGGCTTATATCTAAAGTTGATTTTATTTTCTTTTGAAGATTTTCAACTTCTTTCATCAACTCTGTAATATGAGCGGGAGTGCTATAAATTAACTTTCCGTTTACTGGCTCGCTAAAAGTCAACCAAACATCTTTTGTCATGTTAATATCTGCTGCAATAAACTTTTTGGGGTTGTAAGCGTTTTCATATTCTTTTTGCACAGTAAATATAAATAAGTTATATTTTTTATGGCATACAGCTCCAGAATCTAGTTTCCAAGGATGGTCGCGATCATCATTTCTAGCTTTTTTAAGTTTATCTTGGTTTTGGTCTAACCAAATTTGCTTGTTGTTTAAAACGCTAAACTTATCTAATACTTTTAAAGGTATTCTGGTAATTTGATTACCCGCTTTTTTATGGTGTGGTACGAATATAATATTATTATCAATATCATATTCTATACCGCTTTTGTAGTTAAAGTTTTGTTTTTTAATTTGTATAGGAGACTTGGGCAACTTTTTATTTCTTTGACAATATCCCGCGTATCTATCGCCTATATTTTCAATAATTTTACACGCTAAACTTTCATTTTGACAGTCTTTAAATATTTCTTGAAACCAGTCTTTTGACTTACGCAAAGCCGCAGGTTTCATTCCACGAGTAAATCTTTCGTCTTGTTGTTTTTCGGAATTATGTTTAACATAGCCTCTTGAAGATGACTTGGCAATTTTAATTTCAGACCATCCTTCTGTTTCTTTGTCATCTGACAATAAAACATATCCTTTTTTTTGGCCACTTAAAAATGGAATATCAGCAATTTTTCTTGGTGAATTCCAAAATATTTCTCCAGATTTTATTTTAGAGAAAAACTTTTTACTTACTGCTCTTGACCACATTATTACTTGTTGATTATATGCGTCAAATTCTTTTGATGGTTTGTGTCTTAATTTTAAGTTTCCTATATATTTAGTTACTGTATTTTTCATAATAATTTTGATTCTTTGCGGTACCTATTACCTCGTAGTGAGAATCTGAACACTCTTTGTTGGTAATAGTAAAAAATATTGGATTTTTTGTCATCGCGCATCGCCTCGTAGTGAAAATCCTAAAACACTCTTTATTGGCGATAGTTAGATCATTATTGAAATTAATTGTGCTGATGTCTTTGCTTTTTCGCAGGCACTTATTAAATTAAAATCACGACATACAACTACACCCATTCTGCGCTTACCATTTATGTTTGGTTTGCCAAATAATCTTATTTGTGTATTTTCTTGTTGTAATGCCGTGTCCAAATTTGAAAAAGAAACATTATCACTTTGTGCTTCTGGTTTAATTACATGAGATGCTGATGGCCCATGTTGTACTATATTTGGAATTGGTAGACTCAAAATTGCTCTTGTGTGTAACGCAAACTCTGACAAATCTTGAGAAATTAAAGTTACCAAGCCAGTATCGTGAGGTCGTGGAGAAACTTCTGAAAACCAAACTTCGTCGTATTTTACAAACAACTCTACTCCAAATACTCCGTAACCACCCAAAGCATCTGTAATTGATTTAGCTATTGTTTGGGCGCTTTCAAGAGCTTGAGTTGTCATAGGATGCGGTTGCCAAGATTCAATATAATCGCCGTCAACTTGTCTATGTCCAATCGGCTGACAAAAACTTGTGCCGTTAACGTGTCTAACTGTAAGCAAAGTTATTTCGTAGTCAAAATCGATCATTTCTTCTACAATAACTTTTCCTGCTCCCGACCTACCTCCAGATTGGCTATATTCCCAAGCAGATAATATATCTTTGTATTCGCGGATAACACTTTGACCTTTGCCGCTGGACGACATTATAGGTTTAACTACGCAAGGCATACCTATTTCATTAACTGCTTCCACAAATCCATCATACGAATTAGCAAATGTATATTTAGAAGTATTTAATCCAAGAGTTTCTGCGGCTAATGTTCTTATGCCCTCTCGATTCATTGTAAGATTAACCGCTCTGGCGTTGGGTATAACAGTAATTCCTTCTTGTTCTGCTTCTGTAAATACTTCGGTGGCAATTGCTTCTACTTCGGGTATAATAAAGTGAGGCTTAAATTTAGCGATAGCAGCACGAAGCTCTTGAGGGTCAAGCATATCGCCAACCCACTTATCGTGAGCAACTTGCATCGCTGGAGCGTTATCGTAAGAATCCATAACCACCACATACACTCCTAATCTTTGAAATTCAATTGCGACTTCTTTGCCTAACTCTCCACCGCCACAAAGTAATACTCTGGTTTCGTCTTGTGAATATGGTGTGCCGATTTTATTTAAATTTTTCATTTTGTTTTTTTCGTGACTTTTGTATTTCTTCGCTCATCGACTTTGGTGATCTTAACAATAACTCCAAAGACATTGCATTTAAATTTTTTTTAAGTCTTTTTATTCTTATATATACTGATTTACTGTCCAGCATTTGACGCTTTGGATCTGCATAATAAACAAGATCGTCAACATCTTCTATCAATGACTCTAGTAATTGTACTGTTTTATTTGAATACATTTCACCAAAACCAGACCGTGTAGTCCATTTCGTCTACTTGATCTGGTAGTATATCGTAATTTAAGATAGTTGAATACCGCCTACGATTCCTACTACGATTGATGTTATTAAAACGATGATTATCCATATTGTTCTTTGTTTCTTTGTCATGTTAATGTTATGTTTATATTTGCAAATTTTACAGTCACATTTGACGTTTTTAAAAAAATACTTAAATTTGTTGCGCCATTTACTTATTGTCAGTCGTAAAAATAAATTCATAATTGGTACCCCGACTAGGACTCGAACCTAGAATCTACAGCTTAGAAGGCTGTTGCCTTATCCATTCGGCCATCGGGGCAAATACTTAACCCTTTACATCAACTGTAAAGTCGTCCTCCAAAACTAGCGCAACTACTTGTTCGTAACTTTCTTCAACTTTAATATTATCTCGTCGAAGTTGAATAATAGTTTTGCCAGCACTATCTGGGTAAACTGATTGTATTTTAGTTGTGTTTACTAAAATTTTTCTGGTTTTGCTTTTGCTGTTTTGAAAGCTTTGTAAGCCGTCGGTGATTATTTCTGTTAATTCGATAAACATATTGCGTTTAAGATGAAGATATTATATATTATATTGAAATGTAATGCAAGCTTTTTTTATCTTTACTAATGCTTTACCATTCGTTATTTGTCGCGCTTGGGTGACACCTAAAACATTCATTATACATAAAAACCATTTCATCTACGACAGAAGAGTAGTCAGAAAATTCTTCATATTGAGTAGTGTAATCAAATTCTGGCATAGACTGTACGGTCTCCATTTGTTTTCTGTAAGTTTTGCACCTAACGATTTCTGCTTGTTTTTTTGCTTGATAATAAGACTGTAAAGACATAGAAGCAATTAACATTATTATAACAATAACTAAAAGTAACTCAAGCAATGTAAATCCTTTATTCACGCTCCAACTTATTTATATATTTATTTAAATCACAGCATTCTTGCAGCAAGTGTATTGAAACCTCTCGCCAATATTTACCAACATCTCTAAGAGCTTCGTTTTGGTCTCTTAATTCTTCCAAATGTCGTTGCGCTTTGTCTACGAGAGGACATGTATTCGCGGGAATCGGGGGACAATCTTCGCGGAGTTCTTTATATCCTTTTGTTGGAAAGTTTAGTCCCATTTTATTCAGCCTTTTGTTGTTCTGGTGTTATTTTCATTTAAATATCTTCTTCTAATTCTATTTCCTCAGTTTTTAATTCGTAGCCAATGGCGTTTTTGTCTTCTGCGTGGCCAGTGACATTTAACACAATTTTTCCATTCCTTTTTCCAGCTATAAAATGTAAATGGATTAATTTTCCGCACTTGGTATTAAGACCTAACCAGCAAGAACTATCGTCCATTACTTCGACATGGAGATCTTCTGGGGTATTAACCACTAGCTCATCAAAGATTTCGTCCTTGTCTGTTCTGAATTCGTATGTTCTTCCTTTTTTCATTTTTAAATTTAAAAGTTGTTTTCATTCTCTGAACTCTTCTCTCATTTTGATGCTTGAGGTAAATGAAGTTAAACAGCCATTTAAATAATCAGCCAAAACATAAGCTGGAACATCTAAAGTTTTATTGAGGTCACATTTTGTGATTAGCTCTTCCAAACCTTGAATAAAAGCGACTTCGTTAGCGGCAGTTTTTTCGATGTATTTGTCGAGGTCGTCTTTTTTGACTTTTTCTCTGCAAGTTTTCCTCCAGCTAGCTAACATATTGTCCATCTCTATGGCAAAGTCTTCGTGATCTGACTCTAAGGAACCGCAAACCTTGTTATATTCTTCGTGGCAAGAGGGGCAATAATAAT